TCTATTTTGTTTTTAAAGTTTTCTATTCGGATTCATTAAACGGAGTGCAAAAGTACAAATTTCTGTGCGAAAAGTGTTTATTGTGTAATCACTATTTTTTGCGGAGTTTATAAATGCAGGCTTTTTTCCCGTAACACCCCGTCATGACCTATCGGTTACAGTAAGTTAATAATCATGCGGAAAGGATGTTAACTTATTACATCCTAAGAAGTTAATATCATATCATTACGAAGTTAACATCGTATGGCTTGTTGTATTAACTAACATAAGCAAATAAAAAAAGGCAGCTACTTCATTAGTAACCGCCTAATTCTCAGACAGAGCGGAAAACGGGACTCGAACCCGCGACCCTCAGCTTGGGAAGCTGTATTTTATCACATATACAATATTGTATATCAAATATTTACACTATATATAAAATCATTTGCATACAATTTACATAATAAAATTTGCATTCAGCCCTATTCAACAACGCCCTAACTCTACTCTTCAAATCCTCTGCTAAAAAACATTTCCTTAATATATTCCGCCTTCTCTTGAACATCTTGGCAGCTATTTCTATTCACAAGAATATAAGAGCTTACGTTTTCATATTCGATGTGTTCGAACTTTTTCCTTCCGAATAAGTTTAAAGCTATTTTTTTATATATTCTGAATCTTTGGTTGTTTGACCTGCTTTCCACTTTATCACTTTCCATATCCATACTTTCTGCTCCATTTACAGCAAAAGAAGCATTAGGATATTTTTCGATAATCATAGGAATTACTGAAGCACAGGTAATAAATATCCCCATTGCTCCCTTATAACCATGAGCCTTGATAATTCTATTATATTTATTATCTAATCTCCTATCTCTCGCAGCATAGAATTTTATTGCAAAAACATCTTCATAAGCTTCTGCTCGGATTATATATTTTAATCTCTGATATTCCTTTGTCCTATCAGTATAAAATTTATATATCAATGAAAAATCAAAAGCGTCCCCTTCTTTAGGAGACGCTTTCTGTATATATTTTAATTCAAATGGTTGGATTCTATCGAACATTTACATAATCATTTTTGCAGTGGTCGAAATAAAACAACATGTTTCATTAACGATTTTTCCTCTACCAGCGATTTCACGTAAAGGAACATGCTTAACTTCACTTCTTAAAGCCCACCCTAATCTATCGCCTTTAGTTTTTACTTGGCGATTTTTTGTAATAACTTTAACTTTCTTGTTTTCTATAACACTTCCCATACTCTTTGATACTATGATACTATAAGAACGAACGACATATTTTAAACATAACGCCATCTAACAACGCTATGAGCATTGTTAATAACATTACGGTTACAGCATAATTTTAGCATTATACTTCATAATACAATCTTTCGGCTACAAAGTAAGGCAGAAATAAGGATGTAACCAAAATATGAGACTGATTTCTTTGTAATTTAGACTGATTATAAATAATATTTATATCTTCTCTATCATTGTTTTAATAGATATTGGCATCCCACAATGCGGGCATAAGTCGTTCTTTGCCTGCTTGGCTATTTCTTCCGGTGAAGCAAATAGCTGCCACATAGGAACGTTTAGGGCGGTGGCGATTTTTTCGAGGGTTTCTACTGAAGGCATCGTTTTGTTATTAATAAGATTACTTACCGTAACCTTTGAAACGCCTATTATATCAGCTAAACTAACTGACGACATACCTTTTTCTACCATTATTTCTTTGATTCTTACTTGCATAAAATATAGCTTTAACTGGTTAATGCTGCAAATATAGTAATATTTTAATCTTTAATACCTATTGATAAAATATTAGTTTATTAATCTATGTTAAAGATAAAGTAATATTTATATATTTGCTTGCGAGAAATAAAATATTACTTTATCTTTGCATCGTCAAAGTAAAAGATAAATTTTAAAAATATGAATATTATAACAGATAGAACAAAAGCTCCTGCAAAGTTGCATTATAGGGTAAGCAATAACAGTGGTTCAATAAATAAAGAGTTTGGCAAGAACCAACAAGCCGCATACGATTTTGCAAATTCGCTAAACGAGACGGCAACGATACGCGGCTACTTTGTTTTCAAGAAGTGCGGAGAATGGCAAACGAATACAGTATTTATTGACCACTTGTTTAAATAACCTATAACAGCATGAAAGGCGCTGAAAAGTTTATGAATAAATACGATTACAAAAAATGCTAATATCAATCAGCAGGGCGAAAGCCCTGCACAATTCCTACGATTATGAAACGCTACAACTTAAGCAAGATAATGAAAGCCGCCCACCAGATTAAGAAGTACATGAAACTGTATTCCCTCACTCATGGTATAAAGACTTGGGCGGACTGTCTTAAACTTGCTTGGGCTAACGAAAAGAAGCGTGTGTCTGACGAAGAGGCGATAAACGCAGAGAAAGAAGCGATGAAGGTTTCTTTAGCCGAACCTGCAAAGCGCAGTGCTTATGATAATTTGTCAATCCCGGCATCCGCTTACTATACCAATAACAGCAAAGGGCGTTTCGGTTCTCATTACGTAGGTGATTAACTTAATACATTATAATCATGGAAGAAAACAAACAACTTGTAGGTGAGATTTGCGCCTCTATTGAAGAACTTGGCAATGTGATAGCGAATAATGTAGCCGCATCACATAAGGACTATGAGAGGATGATTGCCGCTTTGGATAGTTCAATAACCGAAATGAAGAAAAGATTAGGAAATAATTGCCGCATAAACAGATAGTGTAAGATGCACGTTGAGGTTTCGACCAACGTTCACGTTATGATACCCCGCCAGTAATACGGCTGGCGGGTTGGATAAATTATTTGTTTATTGTATATTTACACAAAAAATAAGTCAATGGAAAATATAACAACCAAAATTGAAATCACATTATCAGTTGACAATACTAATAATATGTATTCAAGAGAAATCATCTTAAATGGTAAAAAAGTTTTTTTCGACAAATTCGACAAAAAACTTTTAAACGAAAAAGACTTCATTCACGTTTTTACAGATAAGCTAATCAACGGGATTGAAAATGAGTGAAAATATCCATTTAAAAAACATTTGTGGGAGTCCCGTAAGTGACAATATCGATAAAACCAATGCAATTTTGGCTATACGAGCCGATTTTACAGTAGCCTCTTTACTTTTATTAGATAACATTCGGTCGTGCTCCTCGTTTTCTATCTTCTCAATCAACATTTCGAAGTACTGGGAATTAATAAGCCTTTTTGCTTCTGATGTAACTTGCAAATCCCCATACCCGATATTTTTTCCAACACCGATTTCTTTTAGTTTTTCGTAAACAGCACTTCCATTAATACCAAACATAGAAATACTTTGTTTTTCGGAAATACTTTTATGTTCTATTAAATGCTCAGTTGCTGTTTTACACATCATTATGAAATTTTTATCCATATTTCAATAGTTTCTATTAAATCTATAAATCAGACATGATCTGTTTGGACTTCTTTGCTTTTTGTTTTGCTTCAAATATTTTTTTTGCTCTTTCAACAGGAGCGTTTGTATAAGACATCCTACCAAGAGGAGAAAATTCAACTATTAAATTATCTTTGATAAAACAAAACATCCATCCTATTCCGCTGAGATTATATTGGTATGATGAGTATTTATCTTTGGTTGTATTTACTTTATGGGTAAATGCCGACCTTGCCGGTTGTATTAAATATTTCCCATCCATTGGAACAAACACAGAGGTGCATCCCGCCGCCATTTCATAAAAATTCAAACTTACCTCATACAATTTATCTTGAAAATAAGACAAGCTAATTCTTGCTCTTGCACTTTTTTCACCAAAAGTCAAGGTGTATGTCAAGCTACCAAAACTATCTTCCAATTTACCATCATTGAATAGTTTGCGCAAATGAGACATAGCTTGTTTTTCCGACATACCAAAAGTTAACCCCATAAATACAGTATCCACTGTTTGAGGGGAAAGTGCAGCTTTTTTACAAGCATTGTCATATTTTTCTTCCATAGTTTCCGTTTTTGTAGCCTCTTTGAGTTTACTATTGTTTTGACATGAAAGAATGATTACTGACAAAATAATAAAAAATAAGATTTTCTTCATAATGTGTTTAATTGATTGTATAATTATTGGGAGAACGCATTGACGTTTAACATTTTAAGAGCCTAAATATTCGCAATACAATTTATTGTAAACCTTAACCAATTTACTGATGCACTCCCTGACATATTGGGGATTACCATCCGCATCAACTAATAAGTTAAGCATATTAGCATCTTCCAATATTTTAATATTCTTCTCTACGTACTCGACAATAGATTTTTGAGTATCAACAAAACCTAAAATGCTTTTCTTTTTTGCAAAATCAGTCTCTGAAGTAACAGCTAAAACTTTTGTTAGTTGGTTTAGTACAGAAGCAGATATATACGGATTATTTAATTCAGATGATTTTCTTAGAGCAACAGATAAGCTCATTGTTCCATTTTTAATAGAAGCAAGTCCAGATTTTATCTCCATATCTATAAAAAGAGCAATGTCTTGCTGTATTAAACCAAAAGCCACCATATCATTTTGATATTTTGATAATCTTTCATCAAATTCTCGTTTATAAGCATCCAAGTTATTATCAGATTCTTCTTTTAAATCTTTTAGTCTCTTTTCTATTTTCTTTCTAAAAACAGCAAGATTATATCCAAACATAATTGCTACAACTGCCACAAGGATTGCAACAACACCTATTGCTGCCGTAAGAATCGCTATACAATCTCCCAAACTCATATTGTTATTTTTTTTTAATTTATACCAGTACTGCTATAGAAATCATTTAATCCATTATCGTTTACAGAATAAAAATGTAAATTACTGTATTCCCTAATCTTTGCAACGTCTATTCCCATATCAACTAATTGCCCATAAAACACAGATGAATCACTGATATTGAAAATGCTTATTAATGTATTCAGTTTCCCTTTCTCTATTGACTTGAAGAAATTTCTAAAATAAGGGTGATCCGTTTTCCCCATCCCAAATCCAAAAAATATTACATGAGTAGAGTTAGATAAATCAGATATAATTCCGCTATTGTATGAAGAATGAGCGGACTTTACCATGCACCTAAATTCTTCTTTTACATTAATATCATCAATCCCCACTATAATAGGTGCAATTCTTCCATCGTATGAAGAACAAGTTTCTCCGTGGATATATCTTATATCCAAATCTTTTATATTAAGATTCTGCTGCTCATTTAATGAGCAAGCTATATCGTTCAAATTAGTATAATTAAATGAATACACCCTACTATTTGATTGAACAGAAATCCACTTCAATAGCTTAGATGATATGCTGCCAACATTATAAATGTATTTACCAAGATAATTTCTTTTATTATCGAAATATTTGTACTGTGACATAAACATGTTTAAGTCGTTAGATAATTTCTTATATTCAAGCTCAACATTTCGATTTTCTTCAATATCCTTATTTTCGTATGAAAGAGCGTAATCCCTTAGAAACAACTCAATATCAATCCACTTCGCTTCTTTATATTTCTCAATCATGGAATCAATCAATGTATTCGTAGATTCAGGATGTTGTGTATTTAGGTACATTTTATCTATAAATGCCTTATACGAAGTATTTAACCCTAAATCAAGGTCAAACCCATTACCTATTACCAATATTATGCTTGGGTTATTATTTGTATTTCCCATAACATTCATTGCTTTAGCTTCAAATACCCATCTTTATCTACTATTACTGTGAACTCCCGCAATTTTTCTGCATTATCCTTACTCCCTTCTATTAACATATTGCCTTTCCCACGTAGTAGCCATTCAGATGAGATTTCGGGAAAAGCTAACAGTATATTTAGTATTAGGTCAATTGACACACTTCTCTTCCCTATTAGCTGATTATTCACTGTAGTTTGCTCCATATTTATTTTATTTGCAAACGCATTTTTCGATAACTTATAGCTATCTATTAATTCATTAATCCTTTGTAAAACAAGCGGTTTCATATTTAATTATTTAGAATATTTATAAATAAGTCATTTGACCTAAAATAATCCATGATACATTTTGCGTATTAGGTCATTTGACCTATATTTGCATCATCAAACGATAGATAATACCGTTTTAAGCAAACCATTTTAGAATAATTAGTAAAAGTATTTTAATGATATGGAGAAAACAAGTTTTGTGACAAAAAAAACGTTAACAGAAACGTTTCGGAGATTGCCCATAGGCGGTGAGATTACGGTAAAGACCCGTGACTTCAAGTTCAACACGGCAAAATCAGCTAAGTATGCTTTGAGAAGGGAAGGCATCGAAATCAAACTTACGGAAAGAGGAATGATTGATGAGTATAAGGCGACAAGATTAAGCTAAGGAGGAATGATTATGAATGCGAATAAAATATCAAAACAGATTACCGTATTTACAATAGGGTTTATCGGGTTCTTCTTCCTTCTCGGAATTGCAGGTAAATCAGATTATAATCAGGAAGTCATATACAACATGACAGAAATGGCCTACAATGCTATCGTTGATTCTCTCGGTGAAGGTTGTAGCGATACTCAAATCGTAAAGACTTATTTAAGTAACAAAGAATATTACGACAGTCTAAGTTGGTAAGTTATGGGAAGGCAAAAAAAGATAGGAAAGGTGGAACCCGTACAAAAAATATGGCTTTCCGCTAAGGAAACAATGGCATATTTGGGATGCAGTGATAAACTGTTAGAAAAACTAAGGAACAATGCCGAAATATCATTTTCTAAATATAACAACCGTACCATTTGGTATGATTTGAAAAGTATTGAAAGATTTATAGAAAGAAATCGTGTTGTGTAAAACAACTCTTCTTCCCTCTTATCTCAGCCAGGCAGAGTGTCGCCTCGGTTATTATTCGTGAAAGTTTAGTATTTCCGGTCTGTGTATTCCGGTGGTGAAGGTCGCACGTTCGAATCGTGCAGAGGGAGCATTATACATAGTTCTTTGACGTATTGAATGTGAAATAAGGTTTAAGTGTTTGATATTTAGACTTATTTCAATATAACCGAGGATTACGGATAGCGGAAACGCGGTGACTCCGTATAGGCTTGGTTATCGTGATTGTCTCTTCGCACCGAAATGTCCTACGGTAGAGAGTATGCGGTTTGGGCGTCCGTATCGCAAGAGACAAAGGTCATAAAGACAACATAAGCGTCCGATACAGTCTTAAATCGGTATAAAGTATGCGGTGGTAATGAAAGGCGGCCGTACACGCTTATTATATATAGCCAACGGTATGCGAGATGCAGGAAATCGGATTTCCCCGTTGGCGCAAATGAAAAACTATTAAATATGAGTGAATTGCATATTTCTCCGGAACGTCACAACAGGAACCTTGTTACCGGAAGATTCTTAAAAGGTTGTATTCCTCACAACAAGGGGAAATCAATGGTTTACCATTCCAAACTCTCACAAAAGAGAAGTCTTGCCGGCCTTGCCAAAGGCCGTGGGGCATGGCATAAGACCGGAGCCGGAATGAATAAAAAGAGCGTGGTTCTGATAAAAGACGGACGTCTGTGTGGCGTATTCCCTTCCATTCAGGCAGCAGGCAGCGCGTTAGGCGTTAGTCCGTCTTTGGTAGGAAGGGTATGTAGAAAACTGCGTAATAACCACACGACGAAAGGGTTTCAATGTTTTTTTGAAAGCGATAACAGTTGGTGTGATTTAATCAAATGAGTATGGATAGTAATAGACAAAATATCTTAACCAATTATATTTCCTACCTGTACACAACGGGTAGAACTTATGATACTGTCGGGAAATACATCAAGCATGTAACGGACTTTTTAGAATCGACCAAGGAAGTGAACCGTCGTGGCTATCTGAATTACAAGCGTGAAAATGCAGATGTCATGGTGCGTCATTCATTAATGTGTCCAGCTATATGCGATTTATTATCCTTTCTCAACATCGGATATGGGAAGAGAGAAAAGACGGTGAAACCTTTGGAGAAACTGGATGTCATTTCGGAGAAAAACAAGAAACAACTCCATGATTTCATCATATGGCTGACCGACAACAATGATTACTCTTCTCATACAGTTGATATATATTACACTTCTATGAAGAAATATTTCGAATATGCCAATGAGGTCAATATGGATAATTGCAGAAGGTTTATAAAAAGCCTTGAAGAAGAAAAATTATCTCCCGCTACTATCCGTCTGCGTATTACGGCAATCGAGAAGTTTTCTAAATGGATGAAAAAGCCTATTGAGCTGAATCGTCCCAAAATAAAACGCAAACTTGATGTGAACAATGTTCCGACAGAAGAGGAATACAACCGCTTGCTGGATTTTCTGAAAACGAAATCCAACAAGGATTATTACTTTTTTATCAAGGTTTTGGGCACAACAGGCGCCCGACTGTCGGAGTTCCTCCAGTTCACGTGGGAAGACATGGCAGTGGGTGAGGTTACGCTTCGCGGCAAAGGTAATAAATACCGTCGCTTCTTTTTTCAAAAACAGTTGAGACAGGAAGCAGTGGCATACATGAAAGAGAATGGTAAAACGGGGCTTCTCGCTGTTGGGAAATTCGGTGCATTAACTCAACGAGGTTTTTCACAGCATTTGAAAGCATGGGGCAAACATTGCGGTATCGATTCAAGGAAGATGCACGCGCACGCCTTCCGGCATTTTTTCGCTAAAATGTACCTGAAGAAAAGCAAGAACAAGGATGTCGTTCAACTGGCCGACCTTCTCGGTCATGGTAGTGTAGACACAACAAGAATTTACTTACAAAAAAGCTATGATGAACAAAAAAGAGATTTTAATCAAAGCGTTACGTGGTAGTGTAGCGCAGCTCAATGAGCTGTCGACCATGACTGAAGGGATAGATGTTCATAATGCCACCGGGCATGTTGACACGGAGTTTCTCATAGAAGCGCTATCCTGCGTTAAATCCTTCATGGATGCGAGCAACACTGTTGTTCAAAAAATATCTTCACTTTTAGCGCCAGACGCTCCAACGGACGAAAAGAAAAAACAGGCTGATGAAGGTAAGAAATGGAATGTGGAAGATATATTAAAACATTGTACTCTTGAGGACGGTGTTCTTAAACTTCCGAAAGTACAATTTAATAAAAAATCCTATGCTGAAGCCAAGAAGTGGATTGAGGAAGCCGGCGGCTCCTGGCAAAGTGGGAAGATACAGGGTTTTACATTCCCGTTCAATCCGGATAGGGTGTTCTCTATACTGAAAGAGGGCAAGCGATGCAATCTTCAGCAGGAATACCAGTTCTTTGAAACGCCGGCTGAGGTGGCGGACTGGCTGGTTATGCTTGCCGGCGGAATACATGAGAATGATACGGTACTGGAGCCGAGTGCCGGCCGTGGTGCTCTCATTAAAGCCATCCATAGGGCTTGTCCTTCCGTAACAGTAGAATGCTATGAGTTGATGCCGGAGAATAGAGAATTTCTTTATTCACTTGATAATGTGATAATACTTGATGAGGATTTCACGAAAGATAGCGTAGGAAGCTATACCAAGATTATCGCCAACCCGCCTTTCTCAAACAATCAGGATATAGAGCATGTGAGGATTATGTATAAGCTTTTGGAAAAAGGTGGAACGCTCGCAGCCATTACCAGTTCTCATTGGAAAATTGCTTCGGAAAAGAAATGTGTTGATTTTCGCAACTGGTTGGAAGAGGTACATGGAGAAGTATTTGAAATCGGCGCCGGAGAATTCAAGGAAAGTGGGACATCTATAAGTACAATGGCGGTAGTGATAAGGAAATAGCGATACTCCCTTCCCGTCAAATTCGGGCACGCTGAAAAGCCAAACACGTATTGTTGCGTTGAAGGGAGCACTTATACTTAATATTAAATGATATGGGCAAAATAAAAACATTTGAGGATTTGGTGTTTAAACCACATTCGGTTAGCAAAGAGGCGTGTAACCTTCCTGCCTCAATTCGCAAGGAGTGGATGGAAGCCAAACACGCTGTAATGAGGTTTGATAATGGCTATGGAATAAGTGTTGTAAAAGGAAATATGTTCTATTCTAACGGCATAGATACCTATGAGGTTGGAATCCTTAAAGAAGGTGTTCTTTGTTATGACACCCCTATCACAGATGATGTAATTGCTTATGTAAATGCAGATGAGGTGTCTAATATAATGAAACAAATTCAAGAATTAAAATAAATAATTCCCGTGGCTCTCAATAGATGTTTGAGAGTAGTAAGGCTACCATCGGAACGCTCACGGGAGTAAAAGCCCGTGAGGGTGAATAATCCATTATACATTTTAATATAAACAGTCCCGTCCACATGCTGGTCGGGAAACACTGCGACATGGCGGAATGGTAGACGTAATACACTCTATGATAGGAAGGTCAAACCTTAGATGTATGGAGCTTGACAACTCGTCCCGGTTCGAATCCGGGTGTCGCAACATCTTCACTACAGATGAAGTATTTGTTTAGTCGTAGCCGGGCGGTCTGTGAAGATAGCTCGGTTTTTATTTGAAACCCATTAATAACAATTATATGAAAACATTACAATTAAGTGAACAAAAAGCCCGTGAACTATATCGGAGCGGTTCAAAAGAACTAAAAACAGTATTGGAAGAATCCTTTGGAAAGGATTTCTTTTCACAAGACGTTACAGAAAGAGTGAAAACCTACCTTGATGCTTGTCACGAGTTGGGAAGGGAACCACTCGATGAGAAAAAGCTATTGGAGTTAGGCTTGACGGAACACGATATTGCTTACCAAAAGCTGGCTATCGTTACGGAAGCTCTAAATGAAGGCCAGAAACTTAATGTATGCGATGCTAACGTGAAACGCTGGTATCCGTGGTTCAAGCCTAATGGGTCTCCTTCCTCTTTCGCTTTCGGCGCTTCGGATTACGCTCGTGCGTATGCGTTTGCGGGTAGCGGGTCTCGCCTTTGTTTGAAAAGCGAAAAACTTTCCAATTATTGCGGGAAGCAATTCATTGATTTGTGGAAACAATTTATTCTATAACCCTATAAACTTACAATTATGACTTTAAATGTAGATAAAAAGAACGCTTTAAAGGCTTGGAGAGAAGCGGACAATAAAGGAAAGCAGATGCTTGAAAATCTATACGGCAAAGAAATATTTGCCAATCAAAACGTAATGGATAGAATCAAAACGTTTGAAGACGCAATGGAAGAAACAGGAAGAAAAGGTGTCCCTGATTTTTCAGATTTGCCCAAAGACATGCGCAAGCATTTCATTGCGTTATATAAAATGGAAGTTATTACGGAAGCTCTGAATGAAGGCTGGAAAGCAGACTGGGATAACTCGGATGAGAACAAGTATTATCCCTATTTCATTATGTCTCCTTCCTCTTTCGCTTTCTACGCTTCGTTTTGCGTTTTTGCGTATGCGGATGCGGGTAGCGGGTCTCGCCTTTGTTTGAAAACACGCGAACTTGCGGAATATTCGGCAAAACAATTTATTGACATTTGGAAAGACATCCAGATAGGATAAGCATACAAAGGTCGTCTGCCCTTGTCTCCTTCCTCTTTCGCTTTCAACGCTTCGAATTACGATAATGCGTATGCGAATGCAGGTAGCAGGTCTCACCTATGTTGTAAAACTTCAAAGGGCAGAAACCTCACCTCTTGGTGGAAAACAACAATTCAAACGGTGTTGGTAGGTTTAACCCGAAAACTCTTATTAGAAAACAAAGGCTATGAAACGCTTTGGGAATTTATATCATCGCATCTATGATATAGATAATCTTTATCTTGCTTATTCTAAAGCTAAAAAGGGCAAAGGAAAAACGCATGGAGTTATTCAGTTTGAGAAAGATTTGGATAACAACATACTTTCCTTGCACAAAGAATTGTCAGAAAGAAGCTATATCACTTCTCAATACACGACTTTCATTATACATGACCCAAAGGAGCGTGAGATATACAGGCTACCATTTCGTGACCGTGTTGTGCATCACGCTATAATGAACATCCTTGAAGATATATGGACACCGATTTTCATTTCACACACTTATTCCTGTATCAAAGGAAAAGGCATTCATGGAGTGGTTAAACATTTGAAGAAAGACCTGAAAGATGCTGATGGAACAAAATATTGTCTGAAAATGGATATTCGCAAATATTATCCGTCAATAGACCACTCCATACTAAAACGTATCATACGTAAGAAAATAAAAGACATAAAGGTGCTTGCTCTTCTGGATGGTATTATAGATTCAGTACCGGGTGTTCCTATCGGTAACTATCTTTCCCAATTCTTTGCGAATCTATATCTTTCTTATTTCGACCATTGGATTAAGGAAGAAAAGCGAATGCCATATTATTACAGATATGCCGATGACATAGTGATGCTTTCCGGCAGCAAGAAAGAGTTACACAGTATTCTTCTTGAAATCAACTCATATCTTAATGAGAAACTGCACCTGCAATTAAAGGGCAACTATCAGATTTTTCCGGTAGATAGCAGGGGAATAGATTTCGTGGGATACGTATTTTTTCATACGCATACATTGATGCGGAAATCCATAAAGAAAAACTTTTGCCGTAAAGTATCTGCATTAAACAAAAAGAATATAACCCCGCATGATTACAAAATGGCAATCTGTTCATGGCTGGGTTGGGCGAAGCATTGTAATTCTAAGCACCTTATTAAAAAGATTATTAAGAATGAAAAGATTCAGTGAATTAGGGATTGAAATTGATGCAGACCGACATATATTTCCAGTTCCGCAGGTTTCAATAACCGATATTCTTAACTGTGAAATTGAAATACTTGATTTTGAATCGGGTGTAAAAACACAGCACGGTTCAGACAGATATGTAGTAAAAATAAAGCATGAAGGTACGGAATGCAAGTTCTTTACAAACTCCACTCCTATTAAAGAAGCCTTAAGCAAGATTTCCAAAAAAGACTTTCCGTTTATTACAACTATCAGAGTAAAGAAGTTGGGAGTTGGGAACAGCAAGATGTACTATTTTACTTAACCAAATTCAGCCGCAGAAAAGGTCAGTGCTACTACCGCACTAAAAGCCGTGAGAGAAGCGAAGTGCGCACCGTTTCCCTTTAACCTTGTGCGGGCGGTTTAAAAACATAAGACAATGAAAGATGAACTGGAAGAACTGTACAAAGAGCTGAACGAGGTAAAAGCCTGCGATTTGGACTATCTTCCCAAGTATGGGTATTCTTCAAAAGAAGAAATCATACAGCTCATAGAGGAAGACATCGAGGAGTTGCGCACGGAACTCGAATGCAGTCAATATGACTACACGCCTGATGAACTCGAAGATGAAAGGATGATGCTTTGCGTCAGTCAGGGATTATCAAGATATTGCTAAATTATCAACATTATGGAGAATAACTTAGATTTATACAACCGTGTCAGAAAAGTTCCCAAAGAAGCTATAAAAAGTATTGCTGCGGGAAGATTAAAAGGTATGTCTGATATAAACCCTATGTGGCGCATAAAAATGCTTACCGAAGAATTTGGAGTGTGCGGTTTCGGATGGAAATATGAAATTATCCGGATGTGGAACGAAAATGGTGGCAACGGGGTAATATCCAGTTTTGTTCACATAAACCTCTTCGTAAAAATGAACGGGGAATGGAGCGAGGCTATACAGGGCGTCGGCGGTTCTTCGTTTGTGACAAATGAAAAAAACGGTCTCTATACATCGGATGAATGCTTCAAAATGGCCTTAACGGATGCCATATCAGTGGCTTGCAAAGCATTAGGAATGGGGGCTGATGTTTATTGGGATAAAGATTCGACAAAATACAGCCAGACAAACACGCAAGCGGCACCTGTTACAGACAATCGAAAGTTGCTTAACAAAGAACTGCTTAACGACGAGAAGCTGATGGAGTGGATATATAAATATTTGACTAAAGCCAAAAATGAAGGCAAACGACTTTCACTCGTAAACCTTATAAATGAAAGTTATAAGGTTTCCCAAGAAGATATAAATATCATATCTGCCAATTACGAACAATACAGAATTAATAATAATCTGCCATGAGTAAAGAATTATCAATTAGCAAGATTCCGGCTACAAAATCAGAGCAGGAACAATTAGCTTCCCTTTTTATCCAAAAAGTACTTGACGGAGAAATAAGCGCCATAGAAGCTGTTATTCAAATGAAAAGTATCAGTGAATCCATATCTCTGTTTTTGAAAGACAATGATATAAGAGAAGCGGTAATCAAGGAAACGGGAAAATACGGAAAAGGCGAAACTCCGTCATACAAAGGAGCTGTTGTTCAAGTAAAAGAGACATCTGTGAAATATGATTTTGCAGGATGCAATGACATTATTTGGGATAAACTGAACAAGGAAAAGAAAGAAGTGGACGAAAAAATAAAGCAACGTGAAAGTTTTCTTAAGCTTGTAAATACCAATAAAACGGAAATAGATGAAGAAACCGGTGAGATATATACAATATTCCCGCCTGCGCGTTCATCTACCACATCTTATGCTATTACATTCAAAAAGCAATAGTTATGTATCGAATAAGTGTCACTTCCTTAGAAGCCTTTCGGCGTTTCAGGGACAAACATTCCATATGGGATACAGAAGAACGTCTTCTTAATGTTCTTGCGGGAATAAAAGAGCCTAACGCTTATGCGGCGATAGGCTCTTGTTTTCATAAGATAGTAGAAACGGGGAAAGCAACATATGTAGGAAGAGGAATATTCGAGCAGGAACAAGACGGGGTTATTGTCAGGTTGAACAGTAAAGCTGTGGAAAATGCCATTTTTTACCGGAATAAATTTCCTGATGCCCAGCATGAGGTGCACGGCGGTAAAGACTACCATTCTTCACACTTTGATATACACGTACATGGTTATGCGGATTTAAAGTATGCCAAAGTAATCCGGGATATTAAGACTAAGTACTCCACACCACATACGGAAGATTATACAAAATCATGCCAGTGGACTTTTTATCTTGATATTTTTGATTGCTCCGTTTTCTACTTTGATTTATTCCAGTTCGAGGGGTATAAACGTAACATGCTCACCGATGTGACGTCTACGGCTTTTATCCCTTACGAACCTATTGAATGTGTACGGACAGATTTGTCTGAAGAATACAATCAAAATATAGTGGAAGATTTCTGCAAGTATATACATACAAATAATCTATACCGCTTGTTGAAAACGAAAGAAGAACTTTATCAACTTTAAAATATTGATTTTATGATTTTAACAGGAAGCATTTGTCTTAGTGACATTCCCCGTGAGCAAATGAAAAAAGTAGTCTGCAAAGACGGGAAAGAGAGAATCTATTTAAATGTGGCGGTTATCGAACGCAAAGAGCCTTCACAGTTTGGGCACACCCATTTTATTACGTGCGCCCCCAAACAGGAAGAGCGCAAAGAGGGCACACAATATATTTTTGGAGATTTCAAGGAATATAGGCCTGTTCAGAGCAGTCCAACTCCGGAACAAGTTGCGGAAGCTCCGGGATTATCCCCGCAAGATGATTTGCCATTCTAAAATATTATGCAATACGACCTATCCAACCCACTCCACAAAGAACAGTTCAAAATACGATGCAACCATCTATTCTCAAAGGGCTGTATTGTGGAACTGACGGAAAAGAAGCCTAAAAGGACAACACAGCAGAACAAATACCTGCATACTCTTTTAGGTTTCTTCGCTTGTGAGACCGGAAACACGCTGGAGTACGTAAAACAGAACTATTACAAAAAGTTGGTAAATCCTGCAATATTCACCCGTAGGATTAATGATAAGTTTTTGGGAGAAGTAGAAGTATTACGTAGTTCCACTGATTTAGATACGGCGGAAATGACGACGAGCATTGAGCGTTTTCGCAATTGGGCGAGTGCCGAATGCGGTGTCTATCTGCCAAGCCCTGATGAAGAGAGGTTATTGCAATTAATGGAGATTGAAATAGACAGAAACAAAACTTTTATTTAAAATAGAAAATTATGCATACATGGTTTGAGTGTAAAATCCGTTACGAGAAAACAATGGAAAACGGAATGAACAAGAAAGTTACCGAACCTTATCTGGTAGACGCACTCAGCTTTACGGAAGCGGAAGCGCGCATCATTGAAGAGATGACGCCGTTTATTTCCGGTGAGTTTACCGTATCGGATATTAAACGGGCGAATTACAGTGAACTCTTCCCTTGCGAAGAAGATGCTGCCGACCGTTGGTTCAAATGCAAACTGGTTTTCATCACATTGGATGAAAAAAGCGGTGCGGAGAAGAAAACATCTACTCAGGTACTGGTACAAGCCGCCGACCTGCGCGACGCAGTAAAGAAACTGGATGAGGGTATGAAAGGTACAATGGCCGACTATCAAATTGCGTCGGTAGCAGAAACCTCTATTATGGATGTATATCCGTATGATCCAAAGGAAACTGAAGGTGATAACAATACGGAAGTATCCCGATTTATCAATAGATTCCCAGAGGGTCAGTGTACAGAGGTCACAATTGGCGGCAAATCGGTCATCATCGATAAAACCGGAAATAAACCTAAAGTCATTCCAAACGGAAGTATAGAAAGTGAGGCTAAAAATGAATGATTATATCCCGGATTGGTATATCCCTAATAAATAACCATAATTATTAACCAAACGCCCTCTGCTCACGCAGAAGTCCCGTGAAAGGTTCGGGTTAAGTGAAATCAGCTAACAGTTAACTATCCCGGTGTGGCTTGACCGCCTATCTGGGAGCTTTTTGTTAACCTGCCTGCCCGGTCTGTGAAGATATGGCGGGCAAACGGGGAATATGGTAGCGTTGAACGTATTGGATGGTTATTCTTTTTGATTGCCAATTAGTATTAGTTATTCATGAGTTTATTATCATCTGCCATCCAGCAAAACAACGTGCTCTGTTCGATTCGGAGCTCCCCACTAAATATAACTTATCATGAAACTTACAATAACCAAATCCGAACTTGCAATCATTCATAAGCTTGTGATAGACCGTAAACACGACATCCACAATATCGGCGGTGACGACAAACAGTATGAGGCTCTTAGCAAGCTGAACAAGAAGATTGCAAGGCAGGCAAAGAAATCCTACAAAACATGAAGCCTTACGTAATAACCTCTGCGGTTCTTATTACCTATGATGGAAAGAAGATACCGTTAGAGCGTATAAGAAGTGAGATAATAACCCGACCTATCCAGTCGACTAAGGAGAGGATACTTGATGCTTTCTCCACGATGAGGGACAAACCGGTGGATGTGGAACTTAAAATAAAGTATATATGACTTTTGAAGAAATGAAATCCAAATATTGCGGAGCAAATATCCGCAAGAAGCACAAAGATGAAGAGCACAAGTTGCAAGTCTCCATGATGAATTGGTTCCGGCTGCAATATCCGTCTATGCACCATAATCTTTTTGCTATTCCCAATGGCGGAAGAAGAGATGCTGCAACCGGAAGGAGATTAAAGGAAGAAGGTGTGTTGGCTGGCGTTTCCGACCTTATATTCTTGAAAAGAAATAGGCATTATGGGGCTTTACTGATTGAGACAAAAACAAGAAAAGGCACTCAACGCAATTCTCAAAAAGAGTGGGAATCGAAGATTACAGAGGACGGGTATAAATACGTGGTTGTCCGGTCACTTGATGAGTTTATAAAAGTTGTAAATGATTATTTGAAAGATACATGAAAATAAAGATGAATAAACATGGCACGAAACAGAATGATTAAGCCAAAGTTTTGGGATGATACCAAAATAGGCCGTCTTACAAGGGATGCAAGACTTCTCTATATAGGTCTTTGGAATTTCTCTGATGATGTGGGAGTAGTGATAGGTGATTCTATTTGGCTAAAGTCTAAAGTGTTTCCGTATGACCAAATCCAAATACAACAGTTTGAAAAATGGATGAACGAGCTTGTGATAAACGGATTTATATGTCTGCTTTCCTACAAAGGGGAAAGATTCATATATCTGCCCAATTTCACTCGGCATCAAGTAATCAACAAACCAAATTACGAGGATTTGAACATACCTAAACAATTGATAGACAAGGAAAAATGTAATATTCACTTATCAATCACGGAACAATCACGTAATACTACCGTATCATTCACGGAACAATACATGACTAAAATAGAAGTAGAAAGAGAAAAAGAATATCCCCCTTATAATCCCCCCCAAGGGGGAGAAACCCCATCGGAAGGCAATGAGAGCGAGAAGATAAATTATAATGCTCTTATGGATACGTTCAACAATATGTTTGAAGGGAAGCTCCCCAAAGTTACGGTAATGACGGATAAACGCAAGAAAGCTGTAAGGGCAAGGATTTCCGAGCATGGGAAAGAGGCTATCATGGCTGTTTTCAACAATGTTTCTCAATCGGCATTCCTTTTGGGGCATAATAGCCAAAACTGGTCTTGTGATTTCGAATGGATATTCAGACCGACAAATTTCATTAAGATTTTAGAAGGTAACTACAATGGAGAAAGACTTAGCAAAAATCAGCAGGATAGCGAGCAGCGAAAACGTGATTCAGTTCTTGCAGTCGCTACAACCGTCAGAGAAGCTGCCGCAAAAAAAAGAAAAGAACTTGAAGCAGAGGGCGTTATTGAATAAATATCCTGACCCTGCACAATTCATTCTTGATTATAATCCCGATTTGCAGTTCAAAATCGTCAGATGCAAGGCTACCCACTCTGATTTAGCCATGAATTTCTCCATACCTACATTAGGGCTATTGGCTTCGACTTATGGGGATGAGACCCCTTTGGAATGGTTGAAAATCCAATTCGGTACACTTAATGACTTCGCAGAAGTGTCTACTAAGATTGCCAAAGAACAACTTAACGAATTGGCTGAGATATTTATCTCTGAGTATTATTACATTAATGCGGCTGAGATATGCTTTTTTATTGCACGATTTAAGTCTGGGAAATATGGACGATTTTATGGGGCTATAGACCCGATGAAGATAACAAGTGCCATGCTTGATTACATCAAGGAGCGCCGTATCGACATCGAACGCTACGAACGTGAGCAATACAAGTTACAGCGTCAGAAAGAGATAGAAGAACGTGGAAATAACAGTATGTCTTATATAGAGTACCTCGAACGTGAGCGTAAACTTGTGGAAAGCGGGGATGAAGAAGCCATAAAACGGGCAGCCAACCGTGTCGGCAATATCAATTTACACAAGTAATGGCAAAGAAAAAAGAACCCCTCTCCCCCGTCCACTGCCGCCAATGCTCATACGCCAAAGACTTTATCGGAAACTCATGCCTCTGTAAAGCTAAAGGTCATAGGGTATGCGCATGTGACAGATACGGTAGAATATGTGAGAAATTCAAGAAAAAATGATAATGGATATAGAGATTGAAAAGAAAATCGAACAATTGGAGTGGCAGCGTGATAATGCGATGCGCATTATCACGCTGCCCGTTGGTGGCAAAGAAGTATCAGCGCATGATTGACGAGCTTGCCAAAGAGAGCAGAAACAAGAGTATGGATAAGGCAGAATACGCAAAGCAATGACTACCGATACAGCAACCAAGATAATCAGCAAGTATGAGAGCCTTGTGGTACTCTGCACTTACAACATTCTCTTCACGAACGACATCTGTTGCGGGCAGGTTATCGAGAGCCTGCATGCGATGAAACGCACGCCTTATTACAGACAGGCATTCAAACGGTATTTGAATGATGCCGACAAGGCAAGAAAGGAATATGAGCGTACTGTAAACAGCGTTATCGGTTCAGACCGGAGCGAGTTCTTTGCCGACTGCAACGACAAGTACACGGAAGAAGTGAACAAGCACGTGGATATGTTGTACTGGCAGTTCAAGCAGGTTCTTGACGATAACGGCATATCTCATTCCGCAGAGATTGCAAGGTTCGAACTTGCAAGGACATTGTGCGATTACTCCTGTATTCAGTTCGACGAAAGGATTAAAGAACTTCGGAAGAAAGATGCACAGTTTAACAGGTTTACGTTGGAATACCTGAAGCTTTCCAATGTGGCAAGGATGATGAACCTTGCTTCCGACAGTTTGAAAATCGGGAAAACGGTCAATATGAACACAGAACGATGCACATCCGCATTTGATGTGCTGGTAAGAAAGCTGTCGGATGCGGATAATATTGCCAACGCGATAAAAGTTTAGTGAAATGAAACTGATTTATAACCTTATAATTCTCCTCATGGACTGGCTTTCGGTAGAGGTTGGAAAGGATGAGGAGTGGTTCTGAATATATGGAAATGAAGAAAAGCGAATTGACACACGGTTCTTTATTCAGTGGCATTGGCGGCTTTGAATTAGGTGCAGAAATGGCTGGAATTGATACTTTGTGGAATTGTGAAATAGAAAAATTTCAAGGTGAAATATTAAAAAACAAATTTCCTCATGCAGAAAGATTCACAGATATTACAAAAACAACCAACCTCCGATATGTGGACATCATTAGTGGAGGATTTCCGTGTCAAGACATCAGTGTTGCCGGAAAACGTGAAGGTATTAAAGGAGAACGCTCCGGGCTGTGGAGTGAGATGTACCGAATTATATGGGAAGTTAGACCTAAATACGTTATCGTTGAGAACTCGCCAGCTCTCACTATTTCCGGTCTCGAACAAGTGTTATGCGACCTTTCCCAAATCGGGTATGATGCGGAATGGCAATGTATATCAAACTACGCTTTTGGATACCCGCATAAAAGGGAAAGACTTTATCTTATTGCCTACTCCGACAAAATCGGATTACAAGGCAACATTTGCAACAATGGACGCTTTAACTCGATATTTAAACAGTGGGCATCAGATACGAGTGTCGGATGTGCTTGCGCAAAAAGGATTCTTGAAATCCCAGCGCATAGCACTGTTAGAAATGATGATGGGTTTCCCAATTGGTCACACAGAGTTGGCGCAATCGGAAATGCGGTAAATCCAACTGTGGCAAAATACCTGTTCGAGTGCATTAAAGTATTCGACGGCAAATTGAAGTAGTATAAAAACGGAAAAATATCAAACTATGCCTATAAGTGAAGTATATAACTGTGATAGAATGGATTTTCTATCTAAGTTTCCAGATAAGTTTTTTGATTTGATAATAGATGATCCGCCTTACGGAATTGGAGAAGATGGCGAAAAGAATGGTACTCGAAGCAAGATTGCCATATCAAAGTCGTATGTCTGTTATTCCGGAAACGATAAAGACGCACCACCCAAAGAGTATTTTCAAGAACTTATTAGAGTTTCTAAAAGGCAAATAATATGGGGAGCCAACCATTTTATAAGCCGTATTCCTTTTGATAGCAGTTGCTGGATAGTTTGGGATAAAGATAATGGAATGAATGATTTCGCCGATTGTGAATTGGCATGGACTTCATTTCCGACTGCCGTCAGAAAATTTAAATATAGATGGCGCGGAATGCTACAGGAAAACATGAATAACAAAGAAATACGCATTCACCCTAATCAGAAACCTATTGCGTTGTATGGATGGTTACTTAATAATTATGCGAATCCTGGGCATAAGATTGGAAGTCCTCACATGGGCAGTCAGAGCGATAGGATTGCTGCCTATAAACTTGGGTTTGATTTCTGGGGATGCGATAAGGATAAACACTACTTTGAAGCGGGTAACATTCGTTTTCGTCAAGAGTGTTTCGGAGAAACAAAAACGAGTAAAGGTACTTTGGTTCAGACCAGCCTATTTTAATAGTAATAGAAATATGAATGTTCATCAGACAGTTCCCCGTTCGGATTGTACCTCTTTCGCCAGATGTGGCAAGCACTCACTTGCCTATTGCCGAAAGTACGGTGCATCCGAATGTGGGTCATGTGAAATAGTGAAGCGGAAACCGAGAAACCGGGTGATAGTGGACGGGGTAGAACGTAAAGTATGTAGCCGTTGTGGCAGATTGCTTCTACTATCCTGCTTCTACGATAAAACGATTCACCGCAATGGGAAAGCATATCACATCAAAACATCATGGTGTAAGATGTGTATATCTAGGATAATAGAAAACGGAATAAAAGAAAGAAATGAAAGCAGTTAAACTTTCCAATTTAAAAGTCGGCGACCTTTTTATCCATAAAGGAACAGTGTATGAAATTATAGCAAAGAGTAAATGGACTTCTTGTTGTAGATATTTAAATGACAAGTACCCTCGTTATTCATGGAGTAAATATCTGTGGTGTGATTTTAGTAATTATACAAAAGTGGAAATTTAAAACAGTTAAATATTATGGGATGTGATTGTTGCCCAAAGTCCGATTACGGACAAGAAAGATGCTCTGCCAGCAGGGCGTACAGAGAAAGTTTTTGCGGTGTACTGTTTGACGGTGAACGTGATAAGTATGAGGAAATGTCCCCGCACCGGAAAAAGGCTATTGCAAAACGCAGGAAAAAGAATAAGAACAAGAAAACTCACAGAAAATGAAGAAGACATTTAAAGCGTGGTCTAAGCAAGATAAAGATTTGGACGAGTTTTTATCTCCTGGTGACTATATAGACGAAAGGTTATGCAACTATATAGCGGAAATTACTTGCCCTGCATATTGTTCAAGGGACTTTGTCCAAGGATGCGATGCGGTTAAGAGTGAAGGTGATGTATTGTTTTACATGACGGTGTACAAGACCGAAGATAATAGATACTTATACCTCGGCATTCTGCCGGAGTTTAAACAGTAATTCATAACAAAATAGGAAATGAAAAAGATAGTATTCATCTGCACACTCCTCGCCTTCTTGGCTGGATGTGCCACCCAACAAGCCCCTCGTGCGGCTTTCAAGAGAGAACATAAAGAGAACCGCTATGAGAAGATGTTCCAACAAGCGGATTCAATGTTTAACGTAGAATATGGATTGTAGTTATTATGAAACAGACAGTAGAAGAAGAGGCAATAGAAAGCTGCGTGATAGATAGAAGCATATACAATGACGAGTATCAGCCGTATTACTTGGATGGCTTTAAGGACGGTGCTGAATGGCAGGCAAAGCAATCTCCGTGGATAAGCGTGGAAGAACGATTGCCGGAAAATACAGGTTGGGTATTTGTAGCAGGTGGGTGCTATAAATATCGTGTTCTGTTTTACTGTGGAGGTAAATTTTATACAGGTAAAGACTTAACAACATACGATGGAGGAGTTCTTTTTTGGATGCCCATCCCCTCTTTCGACCAAATCCTCGAAGCCAACAAAGATGTGTTACAACGATTAAAAGAGAAAGGAGATTGATTATGGATAAGAAAGAATTGATTATCAGCTTAGCAGAAGCATATAGGGAGATATATCTATTAAAGCTACTTAATATCAAGCTAAGAAAACATGTAGATGAACTTACTGGATATATTCAAGAGTTTTCACCTGTATTTACTAAAGAATAAAAATATGTATGATAATAGATATTTTCATTATTGGAACAAATTAAAATTTGATTACAATGAATGTTTAGGTCGGATTGTTTCAACTAAGCCGACAAAAAAACACATGAGAAGAATGAAAACGCTTGAATGGCGTATAAGAATTAATCGGAAAGAGTTTATAGTTAATCCTTTAGGGGTAAAAACATACTTTCCACCTTTTTAAATGAAGTAGTATGGAAGTAAAGAATGGAATAATAATAGACGGAGTGCTACATGAGGGTATAGTTATGAGAAATGCCCATTGTGACGGATGCTCATTGATAGCAATTTGCCACGAAATACGTGGTAATGATGCGTTATGTGCTATAATAAATTGTGACAAGTTTGTCAATCGTGGCAAGGCAACTGTTAGATTTTCTCGTGAAACGTCCGAAAACACTGGGAGTATTTATCGTAATGGAGTAAAGATAGAAAAGGAGAAGTAATTATGGGATTTACAACACCGTGCTTTATAAGAAAGAATACTGAAGAACTTAGAAAGAAGCTGGAAGAGTTGGGATATAAAATGCTTTCCCCAATAGAATACGACAATCTCGAATGTAGCAATGGTTGGGTTAATGATATAAAATCACCCAACGATTGTAACGGCATTGATTGCGGAACCGGCGAGGAGCTTTTCTTGGGCATTGCTGCATTGAGGGATGATATTGATATAGACCAATGGTTTACCGACGGCAAAGAATGGTTTCAATGCCAATATCTGAAAGCAGGTATGCACTACCAAGACAAGCCTGAAATTTTATTTGAAAAGTGGCACAAGGCTACCGTAAACGAACTTATTGAACACTTTAAAGAAAAAGAATGAAAGCACATGTAATGAAACTTGAAAACAATTGTGTGATTGTTGACGAGGAATATTTTAATAGTTTGAAAGAAAAGTCCGAACTGAATGAGGTAAGGATAAAGGAACTTTCCGAAGAGATGTTTTTGAAATACATCAAAGAGGGTGGAATAAGGGTGTCTTATGAGGTGAATGGTGTGCCATATCTTTTCCATCATGATTTACTGAATGAGATAAATTATGACGAGAGGGGCTATCCAATATCCATATCGGAAAGGGTGAAATATACTATTGCAGACGATATAACCGAGTTCTTGAATAACAAGTTTAAAGGATTGAAAGACGAGGCTTTGAATTATGCAATGAGTGAGTTTAATAAGCAGCAATATGGTTTGAAGGCTACTGTAAAAATATGGAAATGGTTTGCTTTGATTGCTTCCATCATGGCTGCTGTTTTATTAATTGTAATATTTATAAAACCATGACCGAAGAACTTGTAACATTAGAAACAGCTAAGCTGCTGAAAGAAAAAGGTTTCAATGAGTATTGCAGAGATGTCATTAACGATAAAGGCTTGATGATGGAAACCGTATTCCGAACCAGCAATGATTTACCTAAATCATTCTATTCTCGTCCTACGCAGCCATTTGCCCGAAAGTGGCTACGTGAAACCAAGAAGCTGCACGTTGAAGTATCCTATATGTATGGGGATTATTGGATATACGATATACTAACAATACCGAACCATGATTTAGTGGGATTATCCGACAGGCCTTTAGTGCATTATAAAAGCTATGAAGAAGCACTGGAAGCTGGCATACAGGAAGCATTAAAACTTATATAACTTATGAGGCAGGAAAGAAAAATAGGAGAAGTATTTGAATGTAATGGAGAAAAAATTATCGTGAAAAAAGATATCGATATTATATGCGGATGCGACAAGTGCTATTTTGGCGGCAAACCGGAATGCAATAATAATTATTGCGTTTCTTATGCGAGACAAGATAAACAAGATGTACACTTTGAAAAAGTAGAGGAGAAACAGTAATGAAGAAGATAATGTTCAACGATGAATGCGGCTTAACCCAGGCTGTATTGGATGGTCGGAAGACTATGACGAGAAGGGGCTGCAAGTATGACAGACCAAATGAAACTTATGATATTGTATTCCCCGTTTTTGAACCAAATGATTACGATAATGACGGGAACATAGTATCTCCATTAAATTATGCTTTTGGTTGGAAAAACGACAAAGGAGACTTTACAGGTTGGAATATTCCTCAGTACAAAGTCGGTGAAGTTGTTGCCGTTGCGCAATGTTACAAAAGTATAGATGTATGAATCCCGAACTCGCACTTGATGATAAAGACGGAATAGGATTTTATACTAAAACAAAATTTGCACCTGGTTGGAAAAACAAGATGTTTGTTCGCGCTGACCTCATGCCCCATCACATCCGTATTACTGACATCAAGGTAAAAAGACTTCAAAATATATCCGATGAAGATTGCATGAGAGAAGGTGTAGAATTTAGTCAAGAGCAATACAAATATGATGGTACGAAATCATATTTTGTTCAAAATATTACAGAGATAGGAAGTAGATGGAAGAGAATGTTCTGTAAGCATTTCGGTACCCCTCGTGAAGCCTTTGCCGCCCTCATAGATAAAGTATCCGGCAAAGGAACTTGGCTAAAGAATCCATACGTTTTTTGTTATTCATTTAAACTAATAGACTAATGAGATTAAAACCTTTTAAATATATAAATGGAGAAATATATTACCAGTGCAATGTATGTAAACAATGGTTCTCAAAGAATGGGTTTTACGCTGACAATAGGTGTGAGATTGGTATAACATCAAGCTGCAAAAGTTGTCATAAGAAAACATCTATTCGCACTCGTAACTATGAGAAAGCCAAAGCGAGAGATGCAATAAGTAGGGCAAAAAGACAAAAAGAATATAAATCTTCGTTTGTTGTACAAGATTTTGATAATGAAGTATGGAAGGTCATACCAAAAACAGACGATGCTTACTTTATTTCAAATTTTGGAAGAGTGAAGTCATTAAAATGGGGAAAGGAAATACTTATAAAAACAGCAAAATCCGAAAAAGGATATATGCAGGTTTGTATAAATTATACCAATTGCAGAAAAACGAAAAGAGTGCATAGATTGGTAGCTCAAGCATTCATCCCAAATCCTAATGGCTATAAGGAAATAAATCATAAAGATGAAGACAAAACAAATAATAGAGTGTCAAATCTTGAATGGTGCGATAGGTTATATAATATGAATTATGGAACTTGGAAAGATAGAAGAAAAAAAATAGCAACCCCTATGTATTTGTTTACGAATTTGAATTAGTTGATTAACCATGAATAGAAACGAATACCGTGAACGCTGCAAACATTACAGCCCGTACAGTGGGCAATGTTATAAAAAGTCGTTTATATCGGGCATAGCAAACAATGCGCATGTGAACATGAGATGTGACGGGAAATGCCCCCGTATGAGAAATTATGATAAGAGAAACGGAGTATTATCTGATAAAGAAAATTGATTATGGATTTAAATGAATTGAGAGATAGAGCCTATAAAACCGCCTGCGAGCATGGCTTTCACGATGAAGAACTGAGTAACGAACATTGCCTTTGCCTCGTAATATCCGAGTTAATGGAAGCTGTGGAAGCGGACAGAAAAGGGAAGCAACCCAACATAATGCAATTCGAGAGAGGTATTTCATATCCTATGAACGATTTTAAGCAGGTGTATGATTATTGCATTAAAGGCACTGTAGCAGAAGAACTTGCCGATGCTGCCATCCGCTTGCTTGACCTTGCCGGATATAGAGGCATAGCCATTGAGACGTTTACAGAGGAAATGATATATGAATCAACAGAAAGTTGTAATGATGAATCGTTCACCGAAAGCATATACGCCATCGCTACGATTCCAGTAAGATTTAAGTATGAATACGACTACTCCTTTGACAAGCAGTTAAATAGTATGTTACTAAACATTATCGGTCTATCCAATTATATGGGTATAAATTTGCTTTGGCATATTGAGCAGAAGATGAGATACAATGAACTCAGGAGTTTTAAACACGGAAATAAAAAGTATTGAAAAGATGAAAGCAAAAGTAAAAGCAACAGGGGGAATAATCGAGGCTACCATGAATGCCAACGCACAACCGACAGCAGGAACAGGTGCGCGTTATGTGTATGAAGGCTCTGACGGAAACACTTATTTTGATACAGAATTGGATTTCGACAAGGTTTTTCCCGACTGGCAGCAAGTCCGCATACAGGCGGCAATAGCGGCGATGAACACATTGATAACCTGCTATGAAGGCACTTCTGACAAAGAACAGAAAATCACAAAGCGGGCTGTACAGTATGCTGACGCTTTAGTTGAGGAACTTAAGAAGAAAGGAGAATGACAATGGACACATCGTTAACCATTCAGCAAATCCATTTGGCTCTACGCAACAGCGGAATATGGAACAAGCGTAGCGATATAATGATACCCAACGTATCATGGGGCTTCTTGACTACGAGGCGGATTTCCTCGTCCTCTCGAAAAGCGGGTATTTGACGGAAGTTGAAATCAAACGCTCGTGGGAGGATTTCAAAGCCGATTTCAAGAAGAAGCATGCCCATGATGACGAGCGTGTATATTACTTCTATTACTGTGTACACGAAAGCTTTGCCGATAAGGCTATTGAAATGCTGAAAGAGAAGCACAACGAAAAAGAGGTTGCATTCATACCTGCCGTGCTGATATACGATGACAACGGCATCATTATAAAGCAAATCGGCAATAGGTATAATGCAGGACATCATCGCAAGCTCTTCCTAGAAGAACAGCTTACGCTTACCAGATTGGCTCAACTGAGGTATTGGAATTTGCTTGAAAAACAATTGAAAAGTAAAGAATATGAGTAAAAAGAAAATAATCTTCCTTGATATAGACGGTGTTATTTCCACGCAAAAATCTCATTATGCACTTGATAAAGATGCGTGTGATTTACTTGGAAAGATTATAGATGCTGCGGATGCCAAGATTGTAATTTCTTCGTCTTGGAGAAGAAACACGGTAGAAGATACAAAGGAAGAGTTGACAACTGTGAGGCCTTTAGTTCCTTTCCCATTTCCATACGCTGACAGAATTATAGGAGTAACTATAAGGGCGTATGCCTACGTTATGCAAGGCGTTCACCTTGGTATCCCTCGTGGAGTTGAGATAAAACAATGGATTGACACTCATATCCACTCTAAGAACGGTAAAAATTGGAACTATAAAGAGATTGGAGTTGATTTTAATTACGTGATACTTGACGATGATAGCGATATGCTTCTCGAACAGGCTGAACACTTTGTCAAGACTGACACCTATTTAGGTTTGTCGGAAAATGATGTTGAACGAGCAATTAAAATATTGAACCAATGAGAAAAACAGAAAGAATAATCAGAGACAAACATACCCGCATTCCAGACAAATACAAGAAGATTGACACTACTGTCAACGGGGATGCGGAAAGTCTTGCCGAACAACACAAGGAAGTAGAAAGAAGGCTGTTTCCTCTACGCCTTAACAAGACCACTGTTATTTACATCACAAAAGACAAGCAAAACGAAACATATGCTGCAAAAGCGCGTAAACGTATGGGGATAGCAGAACCTAAGAAAACGTTTGTAGATCCGCTTTCGGAAGAGAACATTACCAAGTTGTACAAGGAAGAAAACATACCACCCCGTAGAATGGCAGAGATGCTGAATGTAAGTGTAAGGACGATATATCTAAGGTTGGCTAAGTATGGACTTACAAAAGTGAAATGCAGATAGCAAGTTTATAAACACAACGATATAACCCTTGCCAGAACAGCAAGCGGTATTACCCAATGTATGAATCGTTCAAGGCGTTCTAAACGTTCCATTGGATAACCCGAAAAAGGCGGCAATAGTCCATGTAAAGGACATTGTCCGCCAATTCAAGCAGTTCGTCTATGTAATCCCTTTTTCGCATCACGTTCAAGTTTTCTACGTTGTTTACGATTTATGCCGTTTGCTGCGGCGAGGCTATTCAGCGTCTCCTTTTGTTCGGGAGAAAGCATGCTATATACTTCTTCCCGTGATTTGCCTGATAAGATGGCTTGTACTATTTTCCACATAAGCTACGTCTGCAATGTTCACACAAAAATTTCTTTGCTACCGGAAACATCTTCTGCCCCACATACCCACTAAGATACTGCGCCTCTTCCCCGTACGGGTCGATGCCAAATGCCCGTGAGATATGCCGGCATAGATGCCCCTTTTCATGGTCGAAAGAGTTCTGAAACTCTTCCGGCGAAGAAGTAAGAGCAATAACCATTACGGTCTCTCTGTTCCGGATATTGGAATAGGTGATGCCTGTGTTCAGATTACATGCGCGCATGTTCTTATAGGCATTCACCAAATCCAATCCCCTGCATCCTACCCGTTGAAGGTCGGCGATGATGCGGTCGGTATAATAGCAGTCCACTGCGTAATATACCCTCACTTCCCAATCATAGTCCGGTATGTAGAATTCTTGTACTATCATGACCTTTCTTCTTTTCTTTCCTCCAGCATGTCCTCCCAGGGGATAGAAACCCCCTTGCCGATGCAGGTGGCGTAGAATTCATCGAACGCACGGCACGGGTCGCCGTCAATATCGTCGAGGTACAATTTCACATGCACGCACAGATGCGCTTCATCCGCAAGGGATTTCTTGTAGAAATCGGCTTTCAGCATATTGGCGACATAGCAGACGTCGTACAGCTCGTCATGTTCAACGGTTATCCCGTTCCGTTTCAGCATTTCGTCCACCTCGCTCTTCGTCCACGGCACAAGACTTTTCTCCTTGCCAGTGGAGTCATCCTTCACCTTCATCCTTGAAATGGCAAACTGTGCCATTCTCTTTGAGAAATGCCACCCGTAGCAGCCAAGATACTGCTGCATTCCCGGGGGGAACTTATCGTATATATCCAATCTTTGTCCCATAGTCTTTTTCTGTTTTAATAAACTGGTAAAAGAGGGGATTACTCCCCTCTCCATTACATGAACTCCCCGTTGGCGCGTCTGCGTCTACGTTCGCTCATATCTTCGCCATAAGGCTGTGCGCTGCGGCGTTCGCTGTAAATCGGATATTCCGGGAAGTAACCCGGCATACGGCGTTCGCTCATATCCGAACCACCGCTATAACTTCCGCCGCGTGAGCCACCGCTATTACGATAACCTATTTCGCCGCCCTGCATCTCACGCATGGCTTTCTCGTAACCATGACGGAAACCCTCTTTGTAGGCTTCTTCCATAGGATTACCGCTTCTCATACCGAAGTCACGGTCATATTCACCGCGTCCTTCTTCCAATATTTCCCACATTCCCATATTATTTCTTTGTTTTAGATGTTTCAGCCACTCCGAGCTGCTCCATAAGTCGTTTATTTAAATCCATGAGGTCAGACATATTCTTGCTCATTTCTGCCATTTGCCCTTTCAGAGAGGATATTTCTTGCTCCTGACGCTGTTTCTCTGCAAATTCAGGGTTTAGGAGCGTCAGCATCTTGTCACATCCCGCAATGACAGAGTTATGAAAGTCCATACTGTTGATGATGTCTATGCTTTTCTGCTTCATAGAAGCGACCTCGTTATTCATCGCATCACGCGAGCATGATACCACAATATTGCCGTTCTGCCCGAAATCGGCTATATCCATGCCGGCAGGAAGGTTTTGAAATGTGGTGTTTTGTCCGTTAATGCAGACCACAATATCCACAACCATTTCCATTTGAGGCATTTGCCCCATAGGAGTAGCCATAGGATATTTCGGTTTGGGAGCTGAAACGCTGACTACCGGGCCGTATTCGATATACGGATTGGCATCCTTATGAAGTATATATAACTGGTTATTGGTACGAAGTGATTGAAACATAATGATTTGGTTTTAATAGACCCCGGACGACAAAATATGTCCCGGGGTCAGGTTAACTACTTGCTCTTTTGAGCGGTTGCTTCTGCTGTCGCCGCCGACGTGGTTGTCGGACGATACCCACCGTTGACAAGGAACAGCTCATTGGTGTACTTGTTATAGTGGATTTCGTAGATACCCGTTCCGGCAAGGTTGCCGACAGTCACCGGCTCATTGTTGTAAGCCAGCAACGGTCTCGTGTCCCCATTAGTCCCTATCAGTATCGGGAGCGTAGCAGTCGTACCGGCAGGTATTGCCTGACGGAGACTTACATAGAAACCGCCTACATAGTCCCTGTTACGGAACGCATGATTAGGAAGTTCCAAAGTAACGTTCTCCGTACCGACCGTTACAGCCACCGTAGGAAGAGTATTGTAGTTCACTCTGCCAAGTAACGGGAACTGGAAAGGAAATCCTGTAAAAAAGTTAGGCCACATAATTACCCCCTTTCTTACCGGAATTAACCCCAGTAGTTGTTGCAACCACATCCATAACCGCTACGACCGTATGCGGCATCACCGGCATAAGCGCCAAAGGCGGCAGCGCGGTAAGTGTCAAGGTTTACGCCGACAATGTTCGGATATTGTACCGGAACTGTGTTAGGCAACTTACATTTGATGCCGTCAACGTCGCTTTGTAATGCCTGTAATCCTGCCGCCAAAGGAGCAATCTGTTGACCTACCGCATTCAGGATAGTGGCGTTTTGGTTACGTTGAGAGATTTCAGCGGTCAAAGTGGCTTTTTCCGCAGTCAGAGAAGCAATCTTGTCTTGCAGTGCCTGGTTCTGCATGGCATCCAACTTGGCGATGATAGCCTGAGTGTTCGCCGTTGCACCGTCACGCAATGATAATGTATTCTGGTTGGCTGTGTTTACAAGTGCATTTGTCTGGTTGCACATTGCCAACTGGTTTTCGTACCCCATTGTCGTAATGGCGTTCTGCGTCTTGCAGCAGCAATCTGCCAATTGTGTGAGAACAGCCTGATTGCCGGACTGAAATGCGTTGATGATTTGCTGGGTAGACATGCCCACCTGATTGCCCACATTGGCGATAAGTCCTTGAATGTTACACAAGGCGCTTTGCAACTGCTGGGTAGAGCAGTTCAAAGAAGAAGCAAGCTGATTGATAGCGTTACCGTTACCCTGAATGGCTGACATCAGGTATTCACGACCCACATCACCGTTAAGCTCGGCAGGCAGACCGCCGCCATTGCCAAAGCGGTTACCGAAGCCGTTACCGCCCCAACAGAACCACAAAAGGATAATCCAGATGAACCACATTCCGCTTCCACCCCACATGTCTTGGTTGTTACGTCCCTGGTTCAGTAAAGCGAGAAGTCCGGGATCTACACCCTTGCTTCCCATCAGGTTGGGTAGCATAGCCATAATGTCGAATTTGCTTCCGCCATTACCGCCGTTACCGTCCTGATTAAAAACGTACGTTCGTTCCATAGAGATTTATATTTATACTAATTACGGTCAATATCAACCGCACAGCAAAAGTATAAATACGCAATCTGACATGAAATCAATTGTTTCCCAACGACTTCTTTATATTTTCCCAATATATTCTCAACATTTTCCCACCTTCCATGCGCTCCTGGAAATTGGAAATCATGTAGTTTATCGCACGCTTGGTCTTATGGATTTGTAAGGCTATTTGAGACGGATACATGCCCCTTTCAACCAACAGCCGAACAAGCAGATAGCGGGCGTCTACGGTCTCCGTATCCTTATCCGAGGATAGTATTCGATTGACTGGAATTTCCGTCTCCTGCGAGACGAGATTGATTGTTTCGGCAAAGATTTCTGATTTACACATAGTTTTTCTGAATTTTATATTTATCTTTGCCCTGCCACATAGAACATGAGATTCAATGAACAAAGCATAAGACAATGCGTTGAAGATATTAAAGCCTCCAACGTGCATTGTCTTATGCTTATCATGTTTTTATGTGGCAATATTAACGTGAAACGTTGGGGGCTTTCTTTCTACTCTAAGCCCCCGAAAGAGCGCCAGCTTAAGCCGACTTCTACATCGTTAATTTCTTTCTTACCATACGAATAGATTATAACTTATTCCTGCGCCTACATACATGCCATCCGGATAACCATACCCAACCTGCAACCCAAGCCCCCAACGCTTCTTCTTCGGTTTGATAGCGACCGGATGATAGATGTCGTTCGTCACAGTCTGATAGACCGTCCTCGGATAAACAGTCATACTATCCAGCCGTGGGTCTACATATCCGCTCACCACCGCACGATACAGACTATCTTCATACACAACCCGTTTGCGATGAAGCAAGGTATCACCTATCCGTATAGTATCATTCGGCAATATCTGCCAAAAAACGGCTATCGGTGCAGAGATAAGAACCGTATCAAGTTTGACAACTGTCTGTATCTTCGTCTCGGTACGGATTTCCGCCGATTGCTGCTCAAGAGGACGGAGCCAAGCCGCTACACAAGCGATTACCAGCAATACAACTAATGTCCATGGTAACTTTCTCATATTTTTTCATCTAAATCCAAATTCGTACTCCATTCAGAAGTATTCAACATTTCAACCAATTCCTTACCACCAAGTAACGGATAGGGATAAGTAACCTCAATGGGGCCATCCGTTTCCGGTATCGTAACTACTGGTGGTACAAGTCTGTTATAAGTACCTTCATGGATAATCGCTTGTGTACCATCAACCGACTTTCTGCGGTACTCCCAATACTTATCAAACTGTTTCAGTTCGTCCACAGGAACAACCAACCATTTCATTTGTCACCCCCTTTCGGTTGATTCTTTTGATACCATTTCCAAACTTGGTCAGGGGTTAGGACTTCAGTAAATCCTGTAATACGGTAAAGAGCCATAGCAGAATAAAAAAGAGCTGATGGTGTTGCTCCTCTACATCCTATGAAAATAACTTTATTCATTTCTAAAATATTATTATTCGTAATCGCTACTTGCATGTGTTTACCTGTTAATTGTTCAGGTATAAGAGTTGTATTCAGCACTCCATCTATATAAGTATCACCATTATTTCTTGCACTATAAGCAGGAAGATTTTCTGCATGATATATTGCAAATACATCTCCACTGCCAAGTAATCTTTGGTCGTATATTATACCATGATTATCTTCGTGCTTCAATGGAATAAAGTCTACAATAACAGATTTTATGAGTTTAGATGTTTTTTGAAATGAAGCATAATCATCTATTCCATCAAAGATTAAAGCATTGGAATAGAGAGGAAGCTGGGTGATTGTAACATCAAATGTGCCCTCGAATAAAATATCCGCTACAAAACCATTATAATCTTTACCACTACTAATAGCGGGTAGGGAATATATTCCATTTTTATCAATAATTATCTGACCGCCTTTAGTTTTCTCTGTCCAATAATATCTAAAAGATTGTCCTTTTTTTAGACCACTAATTTTGACATTAATTGAATTAGCGGTACTCTGTTGAGGAATATATAATATCCAACGTTGCGTACTGTCGAATTTATCTAAAAATACATGAGCAGAATTTGGTTTAATATCGACTTTCTTAGCAAAACTTTTCCAAGTAGTAAAGTCTTCATTATATCCGTCTTTCCCACTCATGCCGCTCCAAGCAAAGTTATGCAGAGAAAGTTTATTTCCGTATTTATCGGTAAAAGTATTCTCACCACTCTTTAACTTGCTGAAATCAAAATCATAGGCAGGAGTTGGAATGTCGATAGTGAAGAAATTATCCTTTAACCAAGTGATTTCATCTTCGGTAAAGCTGCGGTCGGCGATGATGATTTTGCCGTGGCAGCCATTCCATAGATTTCCTGCATTGTTATTATTCTTATAGTAATATCTACCCCCTAAAGTAAGAACATCATTGCTTTCTCTTGTTCCAACATTGATAGAAATACCATTATAAGACTGCTTTGTTTGATAAGTTATTCCTTTTTCCGGTGTACTGATATTTGTTAGGCTTCCAAAACTCATTACAGTGAAACTATCTAAGGATTTAACCTCTACGGAAAAAGCTCCATTACTTGGGTCTTCCATGCCACCTAATGGATTAGAAACAAAAGCACTATGTTCTTCTTTATCAAACCACGTCCTATCCGCCATCACCGTGTAATCTTCCAATATAGGGAAACCGTAGCAGACAGCGTACATCTTACCATCGTAGCAGAGCTGGTTGGGGTAGTCAGGGAGTTGAGTAAAGCAAACATTATCATGACAAAGGTCATTACAGACAATACCAACTCCAGTATTAGTTTCTACACTATAATTCATTGGCAATTCATAGATACCGTCTTCATTTATAGCAATATCTACACCTCTATTCCCTTTTTCATCATACCAACGATAAGTAAACTTATCATTAACTATTCCTTTTACTTCTACTTTAAAAGCTGGAATATCACTAAGGCTGGTGAACTGAAATAACCAACCTGCTGGATGTCCTGCTAATGAACAAATTTTATCATCTTGTCTTTCTGTATATAGTAAATATGCTGAATCAATACGTAAGTCAGAAAGAAAGTCAAATTTATACACTCCCATACCGCTGTTCAGCTTCCCCTTACCACCATACAGATAGGCGTGGTTACCGTTGCCGCTAAGGTCTTGGAGCATGGAAGTAGGAAGTTGCTTGATAGTAACATCACATGCGCCTGCTGGCTCTACATTAAATCCATTACGTTGAGTTGAAGAAGCTGGTAATTCATGTACTCCATTAGTTGTTAACTTCTTTGTTACATAAGACTTACCGTCATTATAAATATACTGTACTGCTTGACTATCTGTAAGTCCCGAAATTAGCACTTTAAAAGGCTGGGTTCCTCTTACTTTATCCTGTCTGACAACACTACGATAATAGATGATACTTTCTGTAATATGTATTTCATTTTTAGTAACAGTGGCTATTCCGTTGGAATTATCTAAAGTCCAATTAGTAAAATCTTCCGCATAGGCCTCAATTACATCATAGTTAGTCATACCTTGCAGCGCAGGGTCATAGATAGCCTTGATGTGTTCTTTCATACCAGCCGGCCATACAAGACCACCGCCCGAAGCAGAGGGGAAACCGACAGACGGGATGCCGATAGTAGGCAATCCGATTACGGGGATAGTGATGTTGGGGATAGTGATTGGGTTCATAGGCTATTCCTCTTTAATCATCTTAGCTTCCAATACTTCGGTAGCGCTCTTGACTGTGATGTTTATGCCATTCGCTATCCCTACGATACGGAAAATCGTATTGGACGCACCGTTATATTGGGATGCATTGGGATAAAGCGGAACTGGCTCCAAATCATCAATCCCTGCGAAAGCGGTTACATATCCGCCCTTATTCTTTATCTGTATGGTAACGGGATTACCGTCACTGACAAACGTTGCGTAATACGCTGTTTTGCCTTCTTCTTGTTGAAATGATAAAACTTCTGCTGCCATGATGTTTACTTTTTAGAGTTTCAATACTTGGTTTCTGTTTCCTTCTCTTCGGTGGCTGACGTGTACCCATGAGAAGTTTTCCTCATCAATTACCTGGTCGAAGGGAAGTTTCAATTCTTGTATAAGATTAAACAGTCTTTTGTTCTCTTTCGGGGTATTTGGAGTACCGACAATATCAGCAGCACACCCGTTCATGTGGTCGCTTGTTTTAGAGCCACCTACCGCTTTATTCAGAGCAGGGCAACGGTATCCGCTTGTCACTGTGATAGGTTTGCCGTAAGCCTCTCTTAACGGGTCGAGGACATTGTCAACCAACGCTTGTGCATTGGGAAGCAGTTCTTTCGGCAATCTGTTGTCTATGGCTTTCTTGTCAGCCGTTTCGCTTTTAACCAGTTCTGCAATTGTAAAGTATCTCATGTTATTTCTCCTTTCTAAAATATTTGTCATAAACCACATGAGCCACCCATCCGGCAACAACACCGACACCGAATGATACGACAGTAGTCAAGTTCACCCAAAACGGTGTGTAGTGCATGTAAAGCATAACTCCCACGATGATAGCGATAACAATCGCTGCGATAATCAGTTTCTTTTTCATTTTGTTACTCCTTATCTTTAGTTATTATTTCATTCATATCTTCTTTCTCGACATCGAGCACTTTCTTTCCGAACAATCCCAACGCTTTCAGTAAGTTGAAATTATATCCCTTTGGCTTCAAGATATTGCTTATGATAGAGCAGAACTCTATGAAGCAGACAAACAAGCATGAATACACATCAATATTCCATTTATTGCCGGAAGCAATGTTTATCATCACCACCATACAAACAAAAGCAAAGTATGTCACCATTTTACCCATAGTACGGCGCACAGCACCGGAAAAGCGTACTTCTTCACCCATCAACAGACTTTTCCTTATCCCGAACGCAAGGTCACACACAACGACTGAAAATGTTACTATCAGCCACGGTATCATGTGTTCCAATGACTGCGCAATAAAACTGCTTGCTATTACCGAGAAACCACCCGGTATGCTTTGGGTAATAATGTTATTCTTCATCTTATCGTTATTTGTCAATTATTCCTATCTTTGTGTCTCTTATCAAATAAGCGAACTACTGTCATTCCGTTTTGCTCGTGAGAGTAGGACGGGATTTTCATATCTTGCCGTAGTATCTGAACCATGCACCCCATTTGCGTTCTTTCAAGTAGTTCGGATTGTCCTGGTTGAGTTTGGCTTCCATTTCAAATGCGCTCGCACGGTAAGCGTTTTTATTGACCTCTCCATCCCCAATCTTGTTGTCTGTGAACAAGTGATACACGAAGCTTACAAACCATTCTGCCAAATAAAGAATGTAGTAGAATAGCGGGATAAGTAACAACCACCACGCACTGACATGGAATGCCAGCAATACGGACGGGATAGCCGCTATCTCCATGCACTCGAAGAACTGTTTCTGATGGGTTTTCTCATGGCGAAACACGGTTTCTGATAACACGTTAAACTTGGTTAGGATGAAGCCGAAGAACATTATCGTGTGATATCTGCCAAAGAGTATCAATTTGGCTAACTTGCTGTTGTAATAGATTGTTTTCATATCAAATAGCATTAAATATTAATAGCACTGTGAAATACTTTGTCCAGTTTATACAATTAAATCCATTTTCAACTGTTACATCTTCAAATACAATTTGGGGATTACCAGCCCCATTGTCAACATGAGCCGATAAACATCTAACGTTTATATCACCGTCATTATAAACATTATAGTCCATTACTTCTGCATTTAAACTATACCATTCTATGTGGCGTGCAGGAATGATAGTCGGAGAGCCTTCTCTTTCAAGAGTTATTCCATCATTATCACTAAAGTTGGCAATCAAAATCCTACTTGCATAGGCTTGATTTTCAAAATCAGATGCAATGGTAATCTCCTTTAGTAAATTTGCTACTCCACCACCCAAGATTTCAGTACTACCTACAAACAGCCCAGCTCCAGCCGAACCAACTCTAAGATTACTATTTTCGTTACTCATAATTGTTGTTTTAATCGGTTACACAATATGCTGTATTGGCATCCTTAGAGCCAAGAGCCTCGTATTCGGCGGCGGTTTTCTTGGTTATGGTGGTGAGGTTGTCGGAAGTAATAACATCTGTAATTACAATCTTATTGTTATCGCTTGTTTCCGATACATCATAGTAGTATATATAGCAATACTTTAATGATGTCATGTAGGCAAAAGTAAACAGTAATGCGTAATATCCATTTCCTGCTTCTGCCAAGCAATACTGAATATTTGCATTTATGATATAACCAAACCAAGCTCCAGCCGTATCGTCAAAATGTCTTGTACTAAATCTAAGGTCTGTATATTTTCCATCAGAATAACCCTCAACAAAACTTCTAAAATTACCAAATAATTCGTCAGCTAAATCCTGTACGGTTTCTCCTGTTATGACAGTGTTATTAATCCATTTATTGATAATAGTACCGTCTACGTCTCTAGCAAAAATTTTATCATCAACGTATTTCTTTGTCGCCGGATGATAAGGCTCCGTAGGCGTATATTCGGTAACGTTATTCTTGGTGAGCACATCTGACTTTTCGGGAACTTCCACCCAATCTTTATTTTTACGGCCATAGGCGTTACCGTCAGAGGGGGCTTCGTAAATATGATTTAAAACCTGAGACGATTGGGTAGCAACTCCATCCGTGACTGTTATACCTAATTGGAAAGTAGTTTGTGTAATAATTGCAATCATAAGATTAGCATTATTAGCATCCGTATAGGTAGCCATCGCCATTGCCGGAATATATACAATTTTCATCCCTGATTCTTCGGGTATGTTTGCCACAACACATACAGTATCTTTATTGACGATGCTCTGACATATATCCATGAAAGCGTCTTTCCCACCAAAGGCATTAAATATCTCATCGGATGTTGCTTGATCGCTTAGGCTCATCGCAGCAGCAGGAATAACTACCACGTTCCCCGAACCGCCGCCCGCTATCTTCCCTTGATTAACCCAGTCGCCGTTTACCCATGCGTAGTAATCATAAGGAGCTTCAGTACCTACGGCCATGAACCCGTCAACTGCCGAACCGTCGGGAACGGTGGATTTCAAGGCTTCAAGGGTGGCGTATTCTCCGGCAACACGGAAAGAGCTTCCCGGCTCGCCCTTGCAATAAATACCCGTCTTGTCGAAGCTATCTGTTTCTTTGTTATACACATAGACATAATGGTCTGTTCCTATATAGGTCGGATTGTTGGCAACCTTTTCGGCATCTTGTGCGGCTGTATTAGCGGCTTCTGCTTTTTCTTCAGCATTTGAGGCGGCGTTGTTTGCGGATTGAGTAGCTGCTTCCGCTTCTTCTTTAGCTGCGTTGGCATCGGATGCAGCTTGTGCCGCCAATTCTGCTTTCTCATTGGCCGTATTTGCGGCTGTCTGTGCTGCGGTGGCATTGTTTTCTGCTTTATCGGCGGCTTCGTTTGCCTTATCGGCAGCATCCAAAGCAGGAGCAACCAACAATTCAAGAGATGCTTTTACTACGGTAGGCACTTCTGTCCCGTTTGCCGGTTGATAGGCCGGAAGAGATGATATGTCATCCGTGCTTCCCGCATCCGGCACTTCATTAACCCCTATGGATTCAGCCATAAGACGGGCAACTATTTCTTGATAATCCTGTTCAGTCCAAGCCATAATTATTATTGTTTATCGGTTACTTCTTCCGGTTGATTGGCGATAGTGCGGTTTAGTGCGTCAATGAAGAAAGGTTTGCAAAAAGCATTTGCATACTCCTGTATCAAAGTCACTTCCTCATCGGTATATTCTGTTTCTTCACCGGAATTATATATCTTCATAGCAAGTGCATGTGATGCGATACCGTTACCGTTACGGTATAGTACATTAGCAAAATCTTCCCGGCAATCCTTGTTTTCACAATGTTTACGGGCTACATCTGTCGCAATCAGCATCTTTTCAAAGTTTATCTTTTTCATAATCTATAATCGTTTTAATGTTATCCACAGAAGAAATGAACCCAGTAGGAACCATCGAAAATATAAATACTCGAAACTCCATTCAGGGCTGTCTCTGATTTGGTTCTTCTATCATTGGCATTCATAAGATTCCCTCTTACTATTATATTCCTACTTAACTGATTCTTCACAAATACTATCTTACCGGGATTGGCGGAACTCGGCAGATATAAAACCGGGTCATAACTTGGAGTAGCATTACTATAAGTTACGAAATCATCCGCATCGGTAAGCGTATAAGAAGATGGTACTCCAATCGTACTGACGCCTAATCTTTTCACGCCTATCGATACTCCTGCGGCGTCTAATCTGTTTATTCTTACCGATTCTCCGCTTCTGGCATCAAGCATCACATTTCCTAACGCCTTTATCGCATAAGTGTTAAATCCGGCTTGGGCAATTATATCTACGCCGACGGAGTTATTACCGTAAGCACTTAGACTAAGCGCCGTCATTTTATCTCCGCGAATACCGCACATTGTATTAGTGGTAGTATTCACTTCAAAAAATCTTCCGCCATCCTGTCCTATCCGCAATCTTGCGGTCGGATTTGATGTAATATTCTCAAGTCCGTATTGGGTTATCTTAAAGGCGCCTATATATCCGTTGGTTGCCGTTATGTCCCCCGTAAAAGAGCCGTTATGACATTCGATAGAACCATCTTCGTGTATCTTTATGTTCCCATTGGCCGTAATTACTCCTTCCAGTTGAATATACTGCGACTTTAACGATATTTTATCCGCCGACACATTAAACAGAGATGACACTTTAGTATTACCGTCTCCGCCTTTGTCATTGAACTCCGCCGCCGCCCAAATCTTGACACCATCCGCAGTGGTTAACCATCCTGCGCTCTTGCTTTCAAGATTGGACGTTCTTTCCGCTACCGCTTCAATCTTTTCGTTGGTTTGGCTTAGCTGGGTTTCAAACTTTGTTATCATGTCCTCGTAGGCATTATCGGTCAACGCCAACGAATGTATGTATATGTCCCCTGTGAACTTCAATTCAAAATCGCCCGTTCCGTCCCATGTGCCGGTATACTCCTTTATTGTATATTCTTCACCCGGTTCGAGCTGTTCGGTGAAATGCAGGTTCTGACCGGGAAAGCCTATCGTAATAGTTCCTGCTGTAATCACCTTGTATTTAAAGGAGATAAAGAACTTTCTCGGTTCTTCTCCTTCCTCATAAGTCGGCTTATTGGCTAAATCAGTATTAGATTGTTTTATGCCGGAAGAAAGTATGCGAAGCACGTTTCTATCTCCGTCTCTGATAATGGCAGCCATAGCATCCTTACGGGAGTAGAACTTTCCATTCACCAATAAGAATTTTCCGTTTACAGTGAAAAAGTGAATGTCATTCTTCGCTTCCCAACCGTTCGTATTGGATGCGAATGCTGAATTGTACAGGTAGTTGTCCTCTGCCTGTATCTCGTCAAGCACTTTGGAGATTTCCGAATAAATAAGGTCTTCCAATATCTGGAACTGGGTAAGGATATTAACACCCGTTTTCAGGATAAAATCACCAGTAACTTTATTGCCGTTGGGACTGAAAGCTGTCACTTCTTTACCAGCCAAAGAATAAGAATCAATCCCTGCATACTGACGGAAGCTCGGAGTATCATTCCCGTATGCTGCCAATACGATGGCGTTCTGTCTGGTCTTATCCGTCCGGTTACCTAACTGTACAATGTCATCGCCTGCTTGTGGTGCGGCAGACCCCGTGTCACAGTCGCTCTTCGAAAGGTCTATGTAATTGTCACCTATACTTGTCACCAGCCGCCAATAGTAGGTATTAGAAACGTTCTCATGTACGCCTGGCTTGATGTTGAATGTCTGGCTGCGGGCTTGGTCTCCTACTACAAATTCCTGAACAATGGTCTTTTCCCCATCTGTGTTCTCGAAGTAACAGCGGTAAAAGGTATCGTATTCCTCTACCTTAGAACATGACATGGATGCGGGAGAAAGTATTATCTGACCGCCAACCTGACGTAATCGCTGTATCAGTAACTCAATAAACGTGGCGCTCTTGCGTGCCAGCATATGGTCTACTTCCAAATAGCTGTCGCCCGTCTTGCTGTCTACTTTGATGACAAACCCCTCACCGAGCGCACCGGAAGAAAAGTTCATTGATTGGATGTAGTCAGAAAATAATCCGCCTAAGAACTTTATTAAAAATCCTGCTTCGTCCGGCCTGTCCTTTCTTATAAAGAACTTTGATAGAGCCTCTATATCAAGAGCCTTAAAGTAGACAATCCGGTCGGCAGAAGTTCTGATAAACAATGCAGGGTCGGCATCTGCAACACAGATATATATTTCCCCAAGATTTAACCCTTGCAGATGCTCTTCGTCACTCGGAGATAAAGCAGGGGGTATCGCCTGATGGTTTTCATCAAGTGCGTCACCAAACCACAATATTTTACTAACCCGCTTTTTCATACTTCAACTTTATCAACATTAGTAAATGCAGCTTTCTCCGCACTGAATTGTAACATTTCCCCATCTTTGGCATGGTCTATCAGAAATGCAGGGAAAGAGGCGGAAGAACCCGCTTCAGGAGAGCCGCCGATACCCGCAATGTCGTTATTCTGTAATTCAAGAGCCATGCTTATTTGGAACAATTGGCTATCTTCAATAACTTGCGTCATTTCAGGCACAGAACTTTCCGAACGGACATATCTTGTTCCATCAATTTCCACCAAAGAAAGGCATAGGATACGGTTTATGTGTTTTGCGAACCAATAAGGAACACCGCTCGAATTTCCTATCGTAAGATTATACACATCATAGGGCACTGCATATAATTCTTCTATTTCCTGCATTTGATTACGGTATTGCTCGTTATCTATCTGAGGCGAATATCCGTTCGGCTTAAAACCAGCTTCTACACGAAAATTAAATATCTGCTGAATATCATCAATCCAGAATATATTATCAAAAGAGGAATTGTTGCTTTTATGAGAATAACGAATAAGTACTGTTTCCTCTAATAGAGTGTCAGAGGAACATACGATAAAAGGTTCTGAGGTACTTCCATTGATTGTTACTGTATATACGGCATCTTCCAATTCCCGGAGAATGGCGTAATACATCACTACGTTATCATTGTGATTATATGTAGAAAGTGGTATTGATGTGGAATTGCCTGTTGCAAGGTCGTTTAGGATCGCTGATACTTCCTCTGAAGCATTAGCAAATACCTGTATATGGATTTTGTCAGAAGAGTGAAACTTCTGAATATAGTCCATATCAAGCCCAAACTTATCTTTTATAGGTGAGAAAAAAAGAGGGCAAACATCACCAACTTTTACCATGTCTTTTCGTCCTTTTTACAGTGACGTGTAACTTCACACGTCTTGCGCAAATATACACACTATTTAGACTAATTCCAAATAATTATTTTAAAAATAATCAATTCACATCCTTTACTATCAAAATATATTTTACCGCTTCCGGTCTGCCGTAGTTATAGCTTGCACTTTTTACATAACCTTTATAAATATGCCCGTTCTTCTCTACCCGAATATAGCCGGATAAGTCGGAAAGAGTTTCCAAATCGCCAGTTTCAACGGACAATTCACCCACCGAGAATAATCTGCTGCCTAATATAAAATCGTCTTTCACGCTCTCCCCATTGAACGAGACATCGCTATTCCCGTCAGATGAAGCGAAATTGAGTGTCTGGGCAAATGCAGCTAAAAAACCTTTATTGGCATCAATCATATAGAAAGGCGCATACATAACGTTAAACATAGTGGAAGGCGATATAACCCCTGAAACATTCCACCGAATAAGCTTGTACTTTGAATCGCTAAGTAAAGCTCCTACAAAGAACACGTCGTTATCACTGTCGCTATCGGTAGTCTTTTCTCCCTGTTTTGCAGCAAGGAACTCAATTCCGTATGCATCTGCACGGTAAGGGCTTATCATCTCAAAAACATTATCAGTCAGTGTAACTCCCGTAGTGTATTCATTTGTAAAATGAAACTCATCACGCCCATTTACGCTGTCATAATCCTGCTTGTCATATCCGACTTTTACCCTTGAATAAACCATTGATGAATCTACATTATATGAAAAGTCTGTAACAGCATCCCCTAAATCTTTAACTTCCTTGTCTTGAAATAGGGTATCACGAGGCACAAATGTAACCTTGTTCTCACCGATTACAGGCACAAACCCGAAAACGGCACTCATCCAATTTGCAAATTTCGTGTATGAGGTATATACCTTTGCTTTTTCCAACCCTCTTATACTTTCTGCCGGAACAATCAATGCGTTGTTTATACCGATATATAAATTGGGATTATCGGGCACGGCTATTTCTCCTATGACACCATCCTTATCGTTGTTTATAGACCGAAGCAATCTGTTTAATAAAGTAACAGGCTTAATTACATCCACATCTATCGGCTTATCCCTTGCAATAAATTTTATCGTCATTGGAATAGTCATATTGGATAAGGTCACGGTTACATTCCCGCCGGTAGTCGTTTTTACCGCATGGAAAAATAAGGATAATTTTTCTCCCGGTTCCAATGTAACCGTCTTGTCTATATCAACAGTATGTACAGTCGGGTTTCTATCAGGAAGAGAGAGATTGTATACATTTATGTGATTTCCGCTTTTATCTATTTTATGTAATACCAATTCTGATACGAACAATCGATGCGCTATATCAAATTTACACTTAACGGAAACAGTCAGCGGCCTTGCGGATATATTATCAAAGAAATAAGGAAATTTATTTTTTACACTGAGTTCATTCTCTTTTTCTGTTATCTTCTCATATTCCACATCATAAACTTCTATTATGTTTTTTGTGGCTATTTCTGAAGTTTTTATATAAAGCGGAACCATATAAAAATCTTTCCCGTTACTTGCCGTAAACTCATAGACAATATCACTACTGTCGCTTTGGCTGGGTATAAGCCATTCTATATGGCTTGTCATTTCCAACCTATCATAGTAAAGAGGGGTACTATCTTTCAATTCACTAACCGGATATTCATACTGCGTACCTTTCTTGGACTTAATCAAGCTTGCGAGGCTGTTATCAACGGCATTTATTTCGCACGTCGTATTGCTATATGTGAATGTCGAGAAGTCAAGCGCACATCTGAACTTTTCGTTGAGAAGCCATGAGTTATTACGTATATAGAACACTATTGTGGCGGAAGAATTTAAATACTGCTCCAGATATTCTTTCAGCAACAATGAAAAAGCCCCGTTAGCAAACTCAAATTTTGTGGAAAAACTGCGGACTACCCCGTCATAGTCTCCTCTTTTGAACGACATTTCCACATCAGCCCAATTTACAAGTTCATTCGTAGCATCATACGCCATTCCGTTTACCAATAACTCACATCTGTAATACATACTTATTTCTTTTTTGAAGTTGAACGTATCATAGCATCTATATCATCACACATACGCCTAACCATATAGGCATATTCTTTAGCAGAAAACGTACTCTCGTCAATGTGCATTTTTACATAAGACATCAACGAAACACGTTCTTTGGTAAAGTATTCCCTATCCATTTTTGTTTTCCCCATATCGGAAGATGTTTCAGCTAATTTTACAAGGCGATATTTATCAGAGGCGGAAACGCTGCTTATCCGGTTTCTTATCTTGTCGTGTTCGTCCTCTTTGAACTTATAGCCTAAAGTAGACATAACATCTACAACATCACTCCAATCACCTGATAAAATCAGCCCTTCGCATACAGCAAGGCAGTTTAATCGAATTTGAATTTTAAGAATTTCGTTTCTCCGGCTTATCAAGGAAATTGTAGATTTTCCGCCAACTATTGACAGATATTCGTTACACAGTTTCTCGGCGGCTAAAATCTTCTCTTCAGTACTATATTTACCACCTTGCACCACTTTATCAATGTCTCCCAAGAATATGTCTATAAAACGGGAAAGGCATATTTTATCCAAGTCATTATATATCATATCTTATACTCTATTTGAAATCCAATTATAATCCGCACGTTGATTGGCTTTTTTCATCATTCTTCCGATACTTTGCAATTGTTTGGTATTACTTTCCATCTTCTTTTCAAGTCGGCTGTAATCGTTGCTTACATTGACTACAACCCCTTCTTCTCTCATATTCTTTAGTCTTTGCTCCAATAGTCCGTAATCAGACGCAAGACCTCTGCGGTCATAGATATATGACAAATCTGGAATTACTTGCGCATGTGCCGGAATATCTACCAAAGTCGGCTTATCAGGAGTGATAAAAAGCCCGTTATCAGTAACAATCCCCTCTTTCTTGCCACCGTCACCGACAATGGCTAAACCGCCCGGATGGTCTTTTGTTCCTTTGGCGTATTTGGGGATAGGCTGGGCGGCTATAATGGCAACTTGTGCGGCTCCCATAGCACCAACTAAAGCAGCAAGGACTAAATTAGGCAAAGCCTTTGTTATAGCTAAGGCTGTAGCTATTCCCGCCTGAACAATAGAATTGGCTTTATCCCATCTTGCTTGTTTTTCTTGTAATGCGGCCTTTTTCTTTTCAAGTTCCTCATTTTTAGCAGCTGTCTTATCCTCGGCTGCACGTTTGCGAAGCTCTGCTTCTTCCTTGGAGATAGCCCCGTTCTCTTCAAGAGCTTCTATGCGCTCTATCTCTTTATCATATGCTTCATCATTGGCGTCCTGTTCTTTTTCAATATTTTCAATTCTCGCATCGTATATATCTGTCATTAATGAAGTTATTCCGTCAACAATTTTCCCTACACTTTTTAAAAGAGCTTCAAAACTTAATTTCCCGTTTTCTGCAACATCCGCAATTATATCGGAAAGCCCTTCAAAAATCCCAGCTGTTTCACCAAGAGAATCTCTTGCGGCGCTATTCATTTCTGATAAACCTTCCTTGAATTTATCAGCCCACTCCTCTCGCTTCTTATTTGCATCATCGTAGCTTATTCCGTCTATTTGCGCTTGCAGATTGGCTAACCTATCTTCTAAATCCTGATATTTTTCATCAGCAGGGTCAAGTAATGACATCTCTGATTCAACTTCTTTTATAAGAGCCTGCAAGCGTGCCTTAGAATACTTAACTCCAATATCATATAATTTCTTTTCGTAATCCTCTTTACTTATTTCGCCTTCCGCATACTGCTTCTTTACAATATTAGCTTCTTCTAATGAAGACGTCTCTTGCCTGTCTACAATCCTATCTGTACTTGCCTCAATCAACCCAATCCTTTCTTGAAGAGTTCTCACTATAAGGGAATTTTCCCGTTGCATATACTTCATGCGTATTGCCACAACATCCTCTCCATTTCTCTCTGCGTCTTTTATTTCCGCATCACGCATCATATTATTTAGCTGGATTTGAATATTGAGGCGTTTATTCAATTCTTCATTAGAACTTTCACCAATGGAAGCTAATCGATTTTCAAGATTTGTCTTTTCTATTTCAAGGAGTTCCTTATCGTACTTGTTGTTTACTTCCGCAATAGCCTTGTTTTTAAGTATTTCAAGGTTTTTCCGAAGTTCTGTCTCTTTTTCGGAATTGCCTTTTATCTCTTTTATTTTGTCTTCATACTCCTTGCTGATTTCGGCTATCTCCCTTTCTCTACCGTCAGCAATCAATTCTATCCGGGATTTGGATAAGTCCTCTGTTATCCTCTTGATATATTCAGCGTATTCCTCCGCTTTCTTTTTTTCATCGTTATAAGCTTTATTATTTTTACCTGGGTCATTAACCAATGCTTTTACATCTACTAATCTTTCCAAATCATTCATTTGGTTCTTATACTGAATACTTTGCTCTTCTAAAGCTTTCAAAGTTGCTTCTTCCGCTTCAAGTTTCTTTTTTGCCTCTATACCTGCTTCTGTTCTTGATAATCCTGTTTCTACAAATTTCTGATACTCTGCACGTGCTTTTTCTACTGTATAAACTTGATTAAGCCGTTTAAACTCGGTTTCCTCATAATTTGTAGCAACCTTTGTGACTTCATTCATTACCCGTTTAGCTTTGGCAGTAGCGATAATCTGTGCTGTTAATAATTTATATGCCTCATTGGCATTTCCTATCATTATTTGCTCTTGCGTGTAATCATCAAACAGTTTAGGATAAGTGTCTTTTAATTCATTTACGGCCGAGATACGTTCATTTGCGACTTTTGTATTATCGGTAGCGGCTTTATACAACAAGTCTAATTTAATACGCTCTTCCATTGTATCGTGAATAGCTCCCCTCTGAGCTATTCTTAATTTATCATGGGCGGATGTTATTTCTTCAAGCGCCTTTTTGCCCTTGAACAAACTTGCGACCCAGCCAATAACCTCATTCCCGTATGCAGACAGAAGTGTGATGCCTATTACCAACGCAGACTGCCAAGAAAACAAGCTCCCCAATAGCTGTTTCCAAACCGGAACAGCGTCTTTACCCTGCGCTTTCAAGGACTTAAACTCTTCACTTGCTCTTTTAAGCTCATCCGCAAACATGGGTAAGTTATTGGAAATAGCAAGGAAAAACTGATTGAAACTCATTGTTAAAGATGGTAGCTCTCGTAATAATTGCTGCGCCTGTACGTTCAATCCGTTCCACAAAGATGCATAATTCCCCACGTTCCTCTGATAATTGCCAAATTTGGCATCAATATCCTTTAACTTATCGTTTAAAGCGTTGGCCTGAATTATTAAATTCTTTCCGATACTACTTTCCCGGTCAGCTTCACTTAAGGCCTTGTATCGCTTCTGCAATTCGAGCATGGCGGCATTCATTTCATAATAGCTGCCTGAAGCTGAAATAATTGCAGTGGAATGATTTTTAATCAAAGCTGAATACTGTTGATTTTGAACCATTAATTCAGCATGTTCCCGTTTTAATTTAGCCGATTGGGTAATATATTCTATTAAATCTATTTTTCCATCTTTATAAGATTTATTCAAATCCTGTATCTTGGATAGCTTTTCTTTCATAGCCTCTTTGTTGGCTATTGTATCAGCCGTTAACTTGGTAACTTCGCTGTCATACGCCTGCACTGTATCAATGATTGAAGCATAATTCATGTTTGCTGCTTGCAACTGGGTAGACGCTTGGCTTATTGTACTACTTGCCGTTTGGGTACTTTTAGCTGCGTTATCTTGTGCGGATGCCACTTGATTAGATGTCGAAGATAGTCCGGCAAGCATATCACTTGCATTCTTGATATTTTTGGCGAACTGTTCGAACAAAAGATTTAACTTTTGCAAAGATGACATTGAATTTAGTTGCTGGGATACTTGACGTAGCACGGTAAGTTGTTTTGCCTGAATAGATGCCATATTTTCTTGCGTCTTATTCAATTTCTCCAACAGCGAGGTATAATTACGTGCTTTTTGGGAAAGTTCATCAAATGTTTTGGGATTAGTTTTTACTCCTTGCGCCAACTCCTTAGCAAGCGCCACATAAGCCCCTTTTGTACTATCAAATTCAAGACGGAGTTCCCTTAATTGTTGTACGGCTTTTTTGTCTACTAAATCGGTAATTACAAATTCGTTTGCCATAAGTCCTAATATTGGGTGTCATGCAACATTACATGATAATGCAAAGATATAAAATTATTTAGAATTTGTCTAAATTACATTCCTATATTTGCAACCTCTTGTAAGTACAAAAATAAGTACCTATATTTGTACTAAACAATAGAAACAAGTAGATTATGAGAACAGCTAACTATTCAGAGCTAAGGAATAACCTTAAGCACTATCTTGACGGCGTGATAAATGACAGTGAGCCGTTGCTGGTACATCGTTCAGGTAGCGAAAGCGTGGTTGTAATATCGCTGGACGAATACAACTCCATTAAGGAGACCGAGTATATAATGAAATCCCCCGCAATGATGGATGTTATACGCAAGGGGAAAGAAGAAATCGAGAAGGGAAAAGGGAAGCCTGTAAAAATTGAAGAATTATGGAAATAGTCTTTCTTGAACAGGCCGAAAAAGACCGGAAATATTGGAAAAAATCGGGAAATAAGGCTATTATGAATAGAATAACAGCCTTGCTTGAAGATATTATAGCTCACCCATATACAGGAATAGGTAAGCCTGAGCCTTTAAAATATGAACTGGCAGAATGCTGGTCTCGAAGAATAAATTCCGAGCATCGCATCATCTATTCAGTCAATGATGAGATAATCACAGTCTACGTACTCTCTATGAGGTATCACTATGGTAAAAAATAAAGCCCCAATTTTTCAATGGGGCTTTGTTCATTTTTCCACGAACTCCTTTAATCTGTACAGCCTATCAATTGCCGGATTATAAAATACATCCGGATAGTGTTGCTTGATGTCGTTAATATTTGCTCGAATATACAGAGATGTATCGTATATATGTTCGGATTCCGATAATATTACTTCCTTTGGCAATTGTGCGGTTTCTGCCCAATTCATGATTGCCTTAACACTATCTTCGTCATACGCGTATTTACTTTCTTGTGCCATACTAAGATTATTTTAGGGCAAAGATAGCCAATTATTTAATAAGAAGGTAACATATAAGTGTATTTTGATGATTTGTTCCATTTTTCATATACTAAAATTATCCACCTCGAGATTTTTTTGCTATTAGTCTTAAAATACAGTCATTTTTTAATATTAGAACCATACAAACTCTATAAACTTACCCTTAAACTCTTCCCCTCTCGGGCAGAAACTGAATATTCCGTTGTTCTCGTATAAGACATATACCTTCCCGTCCAATATAGCAGCCTTTCTTGCGAGGGAACGCATATTGGCTATGTCCGACATTCTTTTCTTATTTTCGCACGCACAGCCCATTATAAACCGAATTTTCTGAAATACTCTGCAATACCTTGCTTTATATACTTTTCTATAAAAACCTTTCTTGCATAAGAACCGACCTTGTAAATTGTCTGACCGTATTTCTTTTCTATATCATTGCTAAAACTTATTCCTACACTTTCAATCCTTAATCCCTTATCTGTTGGTACAGCTGTAATAGAATTGTGAAAATCTCCTGTTATCACAAGATTTGGGGTTCCCTTAGAACTTACCGGAGCATTTATTAATGAAGAATACATAAGCGGGGCTACCCTTTGCTTGAAAGCTGCATAGCCTTTGGCATTCTTGTACCAATGTCCTGCTTCTTTGGTGTTGAAATACGGGTCATTGAGGTAAGTGGGGCGTAATGGCTTATCATTGCCATTAATACCAGACCATAATTGCTCTACGATGTATTGCGAAACTTCCTCTTTATTTTTTACCATAACATCTCGTATCATCGGCTCGAACCCTGTAACAAAACGCCTGATATTTTCTTCTGCTTCAATAATATTCGCCATAACAGATATAATTTAGGGGCGAATAAACGCCCCTAATTGAATACACAACACAATTACAATATATAATCATCCTTCTTTTGCTTGGGTGCATTAGAGGATGTTATATCGTCATAGATGGACGAAAGGGTCTTCTCCCTTTCTTCGGGTGGGCGGTCAAGAAAAAATACGTTCTTATGGGCATCTATGAAGTCCCTCTTCTTCATTTTCTTTACCCTGTCTTCATTGAACGTTACACCTTCTACTATCATACCCAAGCCTCGATACCTGTAATTCCGGATTCTTGCAATACAGAGGGAGATGCAAGAGTAATAGAACCTTCTCCAACAGTAGTAATAACTCCGTCAGCATAAGAAGCACTTGTTGCTCCAATCAATACTTTTTCTGCATTTTTTGCCAGCAACTCACCGTAGTACTCCGTAATGTCCAGCTTCCCGAAGTGCTCAATCAATTTATACTTATTTGATTCCGTTGATACCAAATCGACATAAACCAATCCTTTCAATGCATCAACAACATCAAAATCATAGGCTCTCACATCCGCATTTTTGACATATTTCTCGTAATCCTTGAACATGGTTGCAATAGTTAGATTGGCTTCTGTGCCGGAGGAATCCCAATCTTGCCCACCAGGATAAACGCCTGACAAGGGAATACCTGCCAAATCTTCGGTGCCGTCATTCATTCCGTAAACAACATTGTTTTCGTCAACAAAATAAGCATCAAATGCCACATTCTTTGCAGCCATTATATTTGCTTTCAAACTGGCATCGTAATCCTGTAAAGTCCATACATCATTTTTTGCAGAATAGCCTGTGACTTTTGTAGGGCCGTATCCTGTAGCAGAAGTTTGCGCTTCTCCACCGGAAGGAGCATATTCCACAATTGTTTTAATAGGGAATATTCTTCCGGGACGGTCTGCATGACAAGCCTTCTCAAAGGCTTCTGCTGTTTTCTCTGTAGGTATCTTATGACCGTGAATAGTCAATATGATAGCTTTTATTTTACCGGGGTCAAGCACGCATACGGAGCTACCTGTATTAAAAGTTGCAACACCCGGACATTTTCTATAATCTGTTGCCATAACATTTTACTTCTTTAATGGTTAAATTTACATTCTTCATTTCAATAGCATCAATAAAATCGCTGAAAGGTTTGCCGTCTTCACCTATAACACCAACCCTGCCATATCGGTAATTTTCAATATAGGAGTGTGGAACCACATTATCGTAATGACAAACAATATTTATATCTTTCTTGATTTCGTCCAAGAAAAGGCGATATATAGGTCGCAAGACCTGTTCAAAGGAAGTCTTTTGCCGGTCTTCGTTTGAATATTCTTTCAAAGTGTTCACCATGATAATAAACTCCAATCCAACCTCTGTTTGGGCAGAACTTCTATCTTCCGTAAATGGAGAGTAAAGACATATTATAGGAAACTTCAATTTGCTTGTCTTAGGACTTTTGCCCCATAAAGTTAGTTGATTGCTTATGTAAGCCCAGTCTCCGAATAAAAACGACACATTGCTTCCGTATCTTTTTGATACCTTTTTTACAATGTCCGCAAATATATCATTTACTGATTTCATATCCCCATACAATTTATTTTACGCAGCATACATGGGTTGAAACATATACCAGCATATTCCTTGCCTTGTAAAAGTTGATAAACACGTTTGTTCATATTTACCATATCATTCCATGCCCTAATTTGCAAAACTTGTGGAGAAACAGCATCTCCATTGGCAGAGGTTACTGTTCCAACATTTGTTACGCTGTAATTACCGTCCGCTATATACTTGAAAAATATATAGCAAGCAATAGGGCTGTATTTTTCTGATAAAATAGCAAGCAGCCTATCCCATTTATCATCAACGCTATCTTCTTTTGAGTTAAGATAATCGGTAAAAGCCTTACACATATCCTCACCAAGTATACGAATCAAATATTCCTGTTCATATACGGAAATATATGATTCTATTTTGCCCAACTCCGCATCTCTTGTTATAGAGGGAGCGCCAGTGTCAGGATTTATCCCGACACTCAGCAACCCAGTGAAAGATTTGTAGTCAATTATCATACCGTATCTTTTCTTGCAGATTTACGTTTGGTAAACAGCTCCTCGCAACCCAACATTTTGGCGTCGTTAATCAGTTCGTTTGTCGCTTCAATTTTACCTTCCGCATAAAATTTGCTTGCAAGCGCCATACCGACTGACACTTCATCACCGGACTTATATTTCACACCATCTTTGATAAATGTTACTTTATAGCGTTTCGTCAAATTAATTCTATATTCTTTTGCCATTTTTTATCCTCCTACTCCTTGAGTGATACCTTCTATTACAGTAGCAAATGTGTCCTTTACAAACGCTGTTTTATACTGCGATTTGATATAACACATTAATCTCTTCTCTGCGATTACAGTAACAATATTTTTGCGGAAATCGTCATTTTCCCATCCCATAGTAATAGACAATGCCCACAAGTCGCGAATATTCAAATATGAGAAATCTCCCATGATAAAATCACCTTGTTCTATCGCCGTAGTCGTTTCGACACGTAATCCTTGAATAAGCTCATCTCCATAACGGAACGGGCGCAGATACTGCCCATTAGCATCCTTAGCTAACTGCATAGCCGCATAATCCAATGGGTTCATCAATACAAGGTTGGGACGATATGCCATTTCGCTGGTAGATACAATTTGCGAATAAGCTGCCACAAGAGCATCAAACATGTTCGGTCTTTCAACGTAGAAAGTGGAAAGAGAAAATGCCGGCATATCTGAAGCAACTCCTTTTATTTCCCCACTGGAACCATTGCCTGACAAAATACCCTGTTCTTCTTTTATACCAAGTTTGTTTATCATTTCCGTTTCAACTTCATTGACGAAACTTGGGAAGTCGGACAAGGTTTCTTCTGTAAACTTGGCGGCAATTGCAACTTTGGCGGCCGTCACCGTTTTTTCTGTCAATGTCGCATCCATAAGGGGCTTTAATCCACCCTCAGGAACCCATGCAGCATCCCCATCCTTGCTTGTGTATTCCGCATAAACCAAAGCCCGATTGTTGGTGCTCGATACATTTGCATATTTCCGAATGACAGTCTGCGCTCTCGGATTGACTGATAAATTTGGGTCAACCTCAATCCCGTAATGCGGAGCAAGAGACCCGGAAGTAATAGTCGCGGCATCTTTCTTTTCCAACACAAGATTTAATCCCAACTTATTGCCGGGAGCCGCCTGGCAAGCCGATTTCAAATCGAGGGACATAATACCTTTCTTGTCTGCGGTAATATACTCCTTGAGCTGTTCGTGTAGCTGCTCATAAACGGATTTAATCTTTACCTCTCCGTTTTTACCCACTTCAGTAGAAGCCTTTACACGTAAAATGGCATTCTCCAGTTCATTAACCTTCTCCTCAAAAGTCTTTTTGTCAATGCCGGCAAAATCCTTTTCC